GATGCTGGTATGGATTTGACAGCAATAAGTAAAGAGGAAGTCAATCCTTTACAAGTTAAATACGGAACAGGTTTAGCAGTTGAAATACCTGAAGGATATGTGGGATTGATATTCCCTCGTTCTTCAATTATGAAAGCTGGATTATCTTTAAGTAATGCAGTTGGTGTAATTGATAGTGGTTATAGAGGCGAATTGATGGCAATCTTTAATAAGAAAATGGCACCATATGCTAAAAACTACGAAGTAGGTGATAGGATTGCACAAATTATGATATTACCATATCCGCATATTACGTTTGAAGAAGCTGATGAGTTATCAGATAGTTATAGAGGAACTGGAGGATTTGGTTCAACGGGATTATAAAATAAAACCTATGGCAAATCAACATTATAAAATAATAAATACAACATCATTAGAATTGGATGGACGTGAGTATATGGTTCAAAATACAAATTTAAATTTAGAAGAATTTTTAAAAGAAAATTATGGAAAGGAATTATATATTTATGCACCATCCATTACAACAGATGATATAAACGCAATAGTAAAATAATTAATATGAGTTTCTTCGCAAACGAAAATAATAAAAAAGAACATTCCCTTTGGGTGGAAAAATATAGACCATCAGAACTTTCAGAATATGTAGGTAACGAAACTATAAAAGAAACAATACAGCAGTATTTAGATGCAAATGATATTCCACATTTACTATTTTATGGTAAAGCGGGTACAGGTAAAACCACACTTGCTAAACTAATCGTAAACACAATTAAATGTGACTTTATGATTATCAACGCATCGGATGAAAACAATGTGGATACCGTTAGAACAAAAGTTAAGAACTTCGCATCATCAGTTGGATTTGCAGGTTTCAAAGTAATCATCTTAGATGAGTTTGATTATATGACACCGGGAGCACAAGCGATCCTTCGTAACTTAATGGAAACATTCAGTAAGCATTGCAGGTTTATCTTAACCTGTAATTACATTGAGAAAATTATTGACCCTATCCAAAGTAGATGTCAATCTTTCGCAATTACACCTCCAACTAAAAAGGATGTAGCAGTTCAGGTAGCAAAGATATTAGATGCGGAAAAGATTAAGTATGAACCAAAGAATATGGCTGATGTGATTAATTCATATTACCCAGATATTAGAAGAATACTTAATACTTGCCAACTTCAATCTGCAAAGGGTGAATTGAAAGTAGACCATAGAGTAATGGTTGAAGCAAACTTTGCAACAAAGCTTATAGATTTACTGAAAGCAAATGATGATAAACGTAATATGTTTATGAATATTAGGCAGGCAGTGGCAGATAATAAACTAAATGATTATTCAGAAATGTATACGATGCTATATGATAAAGTAGATGAGTATGCAAGTGGAAATACCGCAAACGTTATACTTACTATTGCAGATGGATTATCCAAAGATGCATTAGTCGTAGATAAAGAAATCGTGTTTATGAGCACAATTATTCAAATTTTAAATATTATAAAATAATGGAACAACAATCACAAGGTGGGTTACCACCAAACTTCAATTTAAATGATGCAAGAGATATGACTTGCGAATGTGGTAGCAAACAATTTATGCCAGCATACCGATTTAAAAAAATATCACGTTTATTAACCGGTGCAGATAGAGATACGGTATTGCCAATCGAATTGTATTTATGTACGGGATGTGGTAAATCATTACAAGAACTATTACCAGAAGAATTAAGAGAACAAAAAATCATTGAATAATGGCAGCTAAGAAGTTATTTGACCATATCAAAGCAATCACGGATGAACAGGATCCAAAATACTTCGATAAACTAACCGAAGAAGATTTAAAATCATGGAGTAATTTTATGATTAATCGTTTTCTTTCTATGAAACCTGAATGGGTAGAACTAATTGCAACTTTACTTCCTTTGACGCAAACTCTGCAACCAAAGGAAATGTATAAGTTGTATATTAGTGTTATTCCAAAAGGAAAGCATTATCTAAAGTATATAAAAGGTAAAGCTGATGAAAAGTACGAAGAATTTATAATCGAATTAATTAAAAAAGAATACGATTGTTCAGAAACTCAAGCAATAGATTATTTGGAAATACTATACTCAAATCGCGAGGGTAGAGAAGCTATAAAATTCATAGCTGAAAAATATGGTACTGTAAAAAAAGATATAACAAAATTAAAACTTAAGATATAATTTGGTAAATTCAAATTATTTAGTTATATTACATCTATGGCAAGAGTATCATTTTCACAATACAGCATGTGGCATAGTTGTCCACAACAATACAAATTAAGTTACATAGAGGGATTATCAGAATCCTCTTCAAATATACATAGTGTATTTGGCACCGCAATGCATGAAACAATTCAAAACTATTTAGAAAAATGTTTGAGAATATCAAAATCACAAGCTGATAAGATAATTGATTTAAAAGAATATCTCAAAGAAAGAATGAGAGAAACATATCTTAAAGAAGCAGGTGGTGAAATTAATTCATCAATTTGTACTAAAGATGAAATGGTTGAATTCTTAGAAGATGGGAATGTTTTATTAGATTGGTTTCAAAAATCAAAAAACTTTAATAAATTCTTTTCATTAAAAGATGATGAACTCATAGCAATTGAACAACCCATAAATACAAAGATTGCAAACAATGTAAACTTTATGGGATTTATAGATTTGATTACAAGAAGTAAATTCAGTAACAAATATCGTATCATAGATTTTAAAACTTCAACTAAGGGTTGGAGTAAGTATCAAAAATCAGATGCAGTTAAAAATGCACAAATCCTTTTATATAAAAAGTTTTACGCAGAACTTCTGAATATATCGGAAGATATGATAGATGTTGAGTTTATCATATTAAAAAGAAAGGTTGAGGTTAGAGAAGATATACCAACACATAGGATGAGTAAACACATACCTGCAAATGGAAAACCATCAATCACTAAGGCCTGGAATGGATTTAAGGAGTTTGTAGACACTGTCTTTGATGAAGATGGTAAGTATAGGCTCAATATAGATTATCCCAAAAAAGCAACTAAACTATGCGAATGGTGTGAATTTTTTCATAGAGGACTATGTGATAGAGGTCTTAAAAATTAAAAACAAAATATATATTTAAAAAGTTATGGCAAAAAAGAAAATTCTGTTACTTTCAGATGATTTAAGAATGGCGAGTGGTATCGCTAATGTATCAAAGCAATTAGTATTAGGAACTGTAGACAAGTACGATTGGGTACAATTAGGAGCGGCAATTAGCCATCCAGATGCAGGTAAGGTATTTGATTTAAACGAGAGTGTTAGAGAACAAACCGGTGTAAAAGATGCAAGTGTTAAAATATATCCATTTGATGGATATGGTAATCCGGATACAATTAGACAGCTATTAATGATAGAAAAGCCTGATGCTATCCTACATTTTACAGACCCAAGATATTGGATTTGGTTGTATGAAATTGAGCATGAGATTCGTCAATCTGTTCCATTAATGTTTTATCATATTTGGGATGATTTGCCGGATCCAAAATATAATAGAGATTACTACGAAAGTTGTGATTGGATTGGATGTATTTCAAAACAAACATATGGTATTACCCGTAGAGTTTGGGGATGGGATAAAGAGAAGCATTGGGTTAAACCTGCTGATTGGCAAGTAAGTTATGTTCCACATGGTATTAATTCTGAATTATATAAACCAGTTGATGTTCCAACCGAATTTAAACAAAGTATATTTGGTGATAAAGAATATGAATTCGTTTTATATTGGTCAAATAGAAATATTAGAAGAAAACAACCGATAGATGTCATATTAGCATTTGATAAATTTGTAGAAGCATTACCTGCGGATAAAAGAGATAAAGTATGTTTATTAATGCATACAGAACCTGTACAAGAACATGGAACAGATTTACCAAGAACAATAGCAGAATGTTGTTCACCTGAAACAAATGTGATATTTGCACCAAATCGCTATAGTGAAGTTGAACTTAATTATCTATATAATATAGCAGATGTAACAATTAACGTAGCATCTAATGAAGGATTTGGATTAGCAACTGCAGAAAGTTTAATGGCTGGAACTCCAATCATTGTAAATGTTACAGGTGGATTACAAGACCAATGTGGATTTAGAGATAAAGGTACAGGTAAATTATTGAACGCAGAAGATTATGTTGAAATTGGTTCTTTACATGATAGAAATAAAAAAGCAGGTGTAGTTTGGGGAGATTGGGTTAAACCAATTTGGCCAGTTCGTTCATCAACAGGTTCAGTTCCTACTCCATATATCTTTGATGATAGAGTTGATTTTGAAGATATTACTCCATTGATTATGGATTGGTATAAAACACCAAAAGAAGATAGAAAAGCAGCAGCATTGAAGGGTATTAAATGGATGAAAGGAGATGGCTTATTAAGTAGAGAAGCAATGTGTGATGCATTATCAGATGGCATAGAAGGAGTATTTAAAAATTGGAAACCACGTAAAAAATATCAGTTATATAGTATATGAAACCAACATTAATTTTTCAAGCACCAGTTTCGACTAGGAGCGGTTACGGAGATCACGCGAGAGATTTATTAAATTCTCTTTATAAATTAGATAAATTTGAAATCAAAATCATCAGTACTCGTTGGGGACAAACTCCAATGGATGCACTTAGTTATGATAATCTATTTCACAAATGGATTGTAGATAATATGGTTCAAAAAATCACAGAAAAGCCAGATATTTATATACAGGTTACAGTTCCAAATGAATTTCAACCAGTAGGACATTATAACATTGGAATTACTGCGGCTATTGAAACAACACATTGTGCAATAGATTGGGTACATGGCTGTAATAGAATGGATTTGATTATAGTACCATCTGAACATTCTAAAAGAAGTTTAGTTGATACAATATATAACGAAGCAGATAGCCAAACTGGTCAACTAATTACACAACACAAAATTCAAAAACCAGTTGAAATTCTTTTTGAAGGATTTGATGAAAATGATTTTGGAACAAATAAGATTATACCGATAAATGAATTGGATGCAATTAAAGAAGATTTCGCATTTTTATTTGTAGGGCATTGGTTAAGAGGTAATTTAGGTGAAGATAGAAAGAATGTGGGAATGATGATTAAATCATTTGCAATGGCATTCAAAAATGAAAAGAAAAAGCCAGCATTAGTTCTAAAAACATCATCAGCTGGATTTAGTGTAATGGATAGGGAAAGTTGTATTAAACAAATTAGAGAAGTATTAGGTAAAGATTATAAAAATGTACCTGTTTATTTATTGCATGGAGATTTAACTTCTGCAGAAATGAATGGATTATATGAACATCCAAAGGTAAAAGCAATGTTAAACTTCACAAAGGGTGAAGGATTTGGTAGACCCCTATTGGAATTCAGTTTGACAGGTAAGCCTGTTATAGTGAGTGGTTGGAGTGGGCATTTGGATTTCTTAAAAGAAGGCGCAGTTTTACTGGAAGGCGAATTGAAAGAAGTACATGAATCAGCTGCAGACCAATTCTTATTAAAAGAAGCAAAATGGTTTAATGTAAACATATCAAAAGCACTAGCAGTTATTAAAGATGTTTATAAAAATTACGATAAATATAAAACCAAATCAGCTCAATTAGGTAAGCAAAATAAACAAAATTTTAGTTTGGAAAAAATGACTAAATTGTTTGATGTTATTTTAAACCAATATGGTATTTATACTAAAATAAAGCCAAAGTTTCAACAATTACAATTACCAAAATTGAAAATGTTAAATAAATAATGGGAAATTATAATCCAATATATAAAAAATCAATAGATAGTAAAAACCCCGTTTCACCTGCTAAGATGACACGGGGTAACTTTTATCTATTAAAAGAATATACATACGCCGATGGTACTAAGGAAAGCTATAATGAAACAACGGCACCTATTATATTTACTTTATTCACATCTGTTTCAAAAGATATAATACACTGTGTTAAAGTTTCCAACATTAACCCAGTTACAATAAAAAAATTCTTTGGTAAATTTATAAACGAAGATACGGAGATGCTCCAATTGAAAGGTGGATCTAAAAATATCTATTCAAAGATTGTTAGTAAAGTTCCTATAATAACAAAAGATGCATATAGGACTTATAATATTAGTGGATTAAAAAAAGTTTTTAAATTAGATATGGATGTTAATGAATTAACACCAAAAAATAAAAATGCGATAGGAATAGATACACAATCACAAAAAAGAAATCAATAGTTATGACCTCAAAAGAATTTGTTATTTGGCTAAAGGGATTTGCAGATGGAGTGCACGAATTTAATGTTACACCAAAACAGTGGGATTATTTAAAAGATAAATTAGTAGAAGTAAATGATGCACCCATAGTATCAAGTACATCTTTAATTGTAGATTACGGTAAATATAATCCATCACATACATCATACTCAGCAATACAAAGTGGTAGTTGGCACTATACAAATCAAATTGAAGAAAAAATATTTTAATGAAACTAAGTTACGCAATAACTGCCTGTAATGAGGTAGAAGAAACAATTAGATTAGTAAATCAATTACTAAACTATAAAGGGGAAAACTCAGAAATAGTAGTTCTTTTAGATACACCAAAAGCACCTGTTGAATTATTAGAATATTTAGAATTACAAGCAAATGCAGACTATATAAATTTAATAGAATCTGAATTTGATAATGATTTTGCGCAATGGAAAAATCTATTGAATTCACAATGTAAAGGTGAATGGATAATGCAATGTGATGCGGATGAATTCTTTGATGCAAATTTAATTGTTAATTTAGAAGATATATTAGATAATAATAAAGACAAAGATTTGATACTAGTTCCACGTATAAATACCGTAGAAGGTTTAACTCAATCACATATTCAAAAGTGGGGATGGAATGTAAATGAAAAGGGATGGGTAAACTTTCCTGATTTTCAAACCAGAATATATAAAAATTCAGAAAAAATTGGTTGGGTAAATAAAGTGCATGAGAGAATTGTTGGATTTGAAAGTTATACATCATTCCCAGCCGATGAAGTATATTGTATAAAGCACCCTAAAACCATTGAACGACAAGAGAAGCAAAACAGTTACTACGATACACTATGAAAATAACTTTTATATACGCATACGAAGAAGGTGAGATTTGGTCAACACCAATGGCACTAATTAATGAGTTTCAATTACGCGGATGGAAAACAGAAATAATATCAATTGGAAGTAATAGAACCGGCCATTACCACGATTTAAAACTACAAAGGTGGGTTGAATTGAAACCGGATTCCGATATTGTTATGTTTATGGATTGGGGTAGATTTGATTCACCATATTTAGATAAGAAATTAGTTCCAAACGCATTTTGGATACAAGAGAGTGGAGATGACCCGCAAAATTGGGAAAGAAACTCACCAAAAGCAAATAAATTTCACTACACAATTACACCTGATTACGATTCATATTTGAAATACAAAGAGATTGGAATAAATGTAGAATGGATTACTCATTTTGCAGATACAAGAATCCAATATCCAATGAATTTACAACCAGAATATGTAGCAGTAACTACAAGAGGATTTGGTAATTCCAATTTTTTAGATTATCTTACAACTTGGGGTGAAGGAGCAATTGGTAATAAAAATGGTATGAATGGAATTGAACATACGCAATTTTTAAATAAAGGATTGATGGTTATTCAAAACAGTAGATGGGGTGAAATTACCCGTAGAATATTTGAAGCAATGGCTTGTGGAAAATTGGTACTAACAGATAGATTAAATTCATCAAAAAAATTAGATGAGATTTTAATAGAAGGTGAAGATATTATTTACTATAATGATATGTTTGACTGTATTGAAAAGATGAATTATTACAATGAACATGAAGAAGAAAGAGAAAGAATTGCACATAACGGAATGAAAAAGGTATTAGAAAATTATACACAAATACAGGTAGTAGATAAATTAATAAAAAAATATGAAAAGAACAGACATCATAAATAATTTTATACAAAAATTAGGTTATGAAAATTACCTAGAAATAGGTACACAAAATCCAAATGGAAATTTTAATCACATAAATGTAAAAAACAAAGTTTCGGTTGAACCATTTCCAGTACCAGGTTTAACTGTAAATGATTATTCCTTTGTAGGTACTTCAAATGAATATTTTGAATCAATCACAGACGATGTTAAATTTGATATTGTTTTTATAGATGGTTTGCATCAATATGACCAAGTATTAATTGATATTCAAAATTCATTAAACCATTTATCGGATAACGGAACAATTGTATGTCATGATTGTTTACCATATACTGAAAAAATGCAAGAAAGAGAAGACCCAGGTGGAGAATGGACAGGTGATACTTGGAAAGCAATTGCTCAATTAAGAGTAGAATGTATTGATTTGGATATTAAAGTAGTAGATACTGACTATGGATGTGGTATTATTAGAAGAGGAACAAATATACCATATGTTACAAATGAAAATTATAAAACATATTCCTATTATTTAAATAGAAAAAATGAATTATTAAACGTCATATCAACCGAAACACTCATAGCATGGATAAATTCTCTATAATAATACCAACGATTTGGAAGGGTGAAACTATTAACGAATTATTACAAAAATGTTATGATTCGGATTTAATTGGAGAAGTTATATTGATTAACAATTCAAAAGAAAATACAAAAGATTTCCCTAAAAATGATAAATTAGTTTATATTGAACCAGAAGAAAATATATTTGTAAATCCATCTTGGAATTTAGGAGTTAGAATGGCAAAGAATGAAAATATTGTAATATCAAATGATGATGTTTTGTTTGATGTAAATTATTTTTTAAAATATTTGCAAGAAATAGATAATATAATAAATGGTGTTGGTTTTGTTGGTATGGCATCTGACAATTATACATTGGAAAACAATTTAGAAACTCCATATATGAATTCATATGGTGTAAATAAAAATACAGGAGGTTGGGCATGTTTATTTGCATTTAAGAAAAACAATTGGAAAGATATTCCTGAAACTATAAAAATATATTATGGTGATAATTTTATACACATGATAGGACTTCCAATTTATGAATTTACAGGATTATCCGTTAAAACTAAAATGAGTTCTTCCGCCGATACATCGGTTGGTTGGGTTAAAGAAGTTACGGATAATGATTTAAAAGAATGGTTAAAAATAATAAAATGAAAAAACTTCCAATCAGTATAGGAATACTTTCCTGGCATAGTGGACAAGTATTAGTAGATACTTTAACCACATATTACGAAAATGGTTTATTTGATATGGTAAACGATGTTACTATTTTATTTCAGGAAGTAACTCCACAAGATTATGAAATCGCAAGACATTTTGGATTGGATTTTATAGGTTTACAAAAAAACATTGGTATAGGTCAAGCATTTATTAGATTAACCGAAAATGCACAAACTGATAAAGTATTAGTATTGGAGCATGATTGGAATTTAATTGAAAATAGAGAAACTACCTATGAAAGATTGAATGATGGTATTAAAATATTGGGAAAATATGGTATGCATGCAGTTAGATATAGACATAGACAGCAACCAGGTTATCCACACTTTTCATTTAGAAACAAAGGAAATGAGTTGAACTATTATGATGAAGAAATTCAATGTACATCACCGCACTTATTAGATTCATTACATTGGTTAGACCCTTCTGTTGAATTTCCAGATAAGATACAATATTATGGTACTCACTTTCATACAACATCAAGATGGGGGAATTGGACTAATAATCCAACTATGTACGATAAAGATTTTTATTTACAAACCGTTAGACAATTTGCCGGGGATGGAATAGCATTGGAAGGTAATATATCCAAATGGTGGGCACAGCAAGAATTTGGAGTTGCACATGGTGAAGGATTGTTTAAACATAACGATTATGTAAAATACGGAAAATGACAAAATTAATTATATTTGATTTAGATGGTGTACTAGTTTCGGCAAAACAAATACACTTTGATACTCTTAATAGAGCCTTATATGAAATAGACCCATATTACATTATATCCGAAGCTGAACATCTTTCAATATATGATGGATTAAAGACAACTCAAAAATTAGAACTGCTTACTAAGAATAAAGGATTAGATTCAAAATTTTATGATATTATTTGGAAAACAAAACAAGATTTGACGATTAGTGCTATTTCACAATTACAACCTGATTTAGAAAAAATTGAATTGTTTAAAGAATTAAGAGATAGAGGATATAAACTAGCATGCGCTTCAAACTCAATTAGAAGGTCTGTATTAGTTATGTTAGCAAAGATAGGTATAATTGAGTATATGGATTTAATCCTCTCTAATGAGGATGTAAAGAACTCTAAACCACATCCTGAAATGTATTGGAAGGCAATGAGTATGATGGGATGTTTACCAGAGGAAACTCTTATTGTAGAAGATTCACCACATGGACTTTTAGCCGCAAGTAGAAGTAGAGCAAATATTTTGAGAGTAGATTCTCCAAAAGATTTGGTAATATCAAAAATTATTAGTAAATTAGATGAAACACAAAACACTATGAATATACCAAAATGGCAAGGAGGCAAGATGAACATTCTTATTCCAATGGCAGGAGCAGGAAGCCGATTCGCAACAGCGGGTTACACATTTCCTAAACCACTAATTGATGTAAAAGGAAAACCAATGATACAAGTTGTAGTTGATAATCTTAATATAGAAGCAACATACATTTATGTCGTTCAAAAAGAACACAGAGCAAAATATAATTTGGATACTTTGTTAAACTTAATTACTCCTAATTGTAAAATTGTGGAAATTGAAGGAATCACAGAGGGTGCAGCATGTACTACATTATTAGCAAAAGAATTTATTGATTCGGATACTCCATTACTTATGGCAAACTCCGACCAATTTGTAGAATGGGATAGTAATGAGTTTATGTATAAGATGATTGAACAAAAAGTAGATGGTGGCATTTTAACATTCATTGGAACACATCCAAAGTATTCATTTGCAAAAGTAGATGAGTATGGATATGTTACTGAAGTCGCAGAGAAGAATCCAATTTCAGATATTGCAACTGTTGGAATTTATTATTGGTTAAAAGGTTCGGATTATGTAAAATATGCAGAACAAATGATTGATAATAATACTAAAACCAACAATGAATTTTATGTATGTCCTGTTTATAATGAAGCCATTAATGCTGGTAAAAAAATTAAAATATTCAATATAGATAAAATGTGGTCATTAGGTACACCCGAAGATTTAAATTATTATTTAGAAAATTATAAATAATGAAAATTGGCCTAAATATAGTTGGTATAACACATGATGATGGTAGACATACTAATTGGCAAAAATCAAATATAAAAGATAATATAATAAATATTCTTAATAAAAAATATGAAGTTAAAACATATTTGACCACATATTTTTCAGATAAAAATACAAAAAAAATAATAAAGCATTATTCTCCAATTAATGTTAATATATTAGATTGGGAAAATAGTCACCAACTATTGACATATATTGAATCTCTAAAATCATTATTAAATGAAGATTTGGATATAATAATTTCAACTAGATTTGATATATTTTTTAATCAAACATTTGATGAATTAAATATTGATTTTTCTAAATTTAATTTCTTATGTAAAGAATTAGACCATTGGACTGATTATAAATTTACAAATGATAATTTTTACATTTTCCCTAAACAATATTTAGAAGAAGTTATTAACTCAATAGACGAAATGTATCAAATCCCACCTAGAAAACATTGTTCAGATATGCATGGGCTGTATAATTTTATTTCATCTAAAATAAATCCAAATAATATTCATTTTATTTCTGAAGACCATATGTACTCCACAGAAAATAAATTTTATACTTTAACTAGATTTTTATCATAATCAAAAAACAAATTAAAATAAATTTGGAAAAGTTAAAAATTTTTATTAACTTGTATAATATTAAATCTAATAAGATTAATTAAAAAATAACCATAATGATATTAATATCACATAGAGGTAATACCAACGGAAAGTTTGAATCATACGAAAACGAACCAGCATATATTGACAAAGCAATATTGGAAGGATTTGATGTTGAAATAGATGTGTGGATGGTTGAAGGTCAATTATTTTTAGGACATGATATTCCACAATATGGTGTTTCACAACATTGGTTTAGCAAAAGATTACAACATTTATGGATACATTGTAAAAATATAGAAGCAGTGGAATGGTTTAATATGCTTAATAGTTATCATTATTTTTGGCATGAAGGAGACACATTAACACTTACATCGATGAATGTTATTTGGGCATATCCTGGTAAACAACCAATCAAAGGAAGTATTGCAGTAATGCCTGAAATTCATAATGATGATTTGGAGAGTTGTATGGGAATTTGTTCGGATTATATAAACAATTATAAAATAAAAAATAATGAATAAATACAAAAAAAATTATATCATATCTTCTCACAAATACTTTGAATTGTTTGGTAGTTATGATTTAAACGGATTAAAAGAAATCTATGATAGCAAAATCCATCTTATTGATTGGAATGGTGAATGGTTAGGTTCAAAATCAGTATTAGAAATGAATGAGAATTTATTTAAAGCAACACCAATTATAACAGTTTTAGAAATAATTCAATCGGATAAAGAAATTAATGATATTCAAAGAACTTATTGTAAAATTCAAATTGAAATAAATGGTGTTACATTAAAAGTAATGGATGTTATTGATTGGAATGATAATCATCAAATTATTAAAATAGAAGCATTTAACGGATAAACATAAAATATGGATATATTTAAAATAGAAGAAATGAAAGGAGGTTGGTTTGCAGGAAATTTTGAACCAACTGCATTTAAAACTGATAAGTTTGAAGCCGCAATTCATAGTTATAAAATGGGTGAAATAAAAGAAGCACATTTTCATAAAGAAGCAACGGAAGTTAATTATTTATTAGAAGGTAAATTTGTTCTTCAAAATTATGATGGAAATGGTTCATCAAAAGAATTAAATAAAGGTGATGTATTTATTATACATCCGTTTGAAATAGCAGACCCTTTGTTTTTAGAAGATTGTAAAATAATAGTTATAAAAACTCCATCAGTAATTGGAGACAAATACATAGTATAAATGATAAACATTTTTAGAAAAGAAGTAGATACAAATAAGTATTTTATTGTAACCTACGAATTAGCATCAGAAACAAATTTAAGAGATGCGGCATGGAATTTGGCAATAGGTCAAAGTGTAGGAAATCCAAATGTTAGAAACCAATGGGAAACTGATGAGTTGTTTGAAAATCATAGTTGTTTGGTATTGGCAAATGAAGATGAACTTAAATCTACCAATAGTGGATTGGTTAACATTGCATTTCCAATTGCAAATATTGATTTTAAAACCGATGGTATTTCACATTTATTAGTGAATATTATGGGTGGACAAATGGACATTGATAACATTACTAAATGTGCCGTTAAAGATATTTTCTTTCCACAACATATTGAAGATTTATTCTTAGGGCCTAAATTTGGTATCAAAGGAATTAGAGAATATACTAAAACATTTGATAAACCATTATTTGGTGCAATCGTAAAACCTAAAATTGGTATTAGTCCAGAAACATTGTTAGAAATGGTTAAAGAATTAGTAGAAGGTGGAGTAAATTTTATTAAAGAAGATGAGATTATGAGTAATCCGGCTTTTTGTACAATTGAAGAAAGGGTACCATTGATTGCAGAATACCTAAAAGATAAAAATGTAGTTTATTGTGTATCAATTCATTCAGATTATCCACACATTTTAGATAGAGTTAAAAGAGTATATGAATTGGGTGGTAATGGTGTTCATATCAATTTTTGGTGTGGATTGGGTGTTTATAAAGCAGTAAGAGAATTGGATTTACCTATCTTTATACACTTCCAAAAAAGTGGAGATAAAATTTTTACAAATAGAAACCATGCGTATTATATCGATTGGACTGTTGTATGTAAATTGGCAGGTATGATGGGAGTTGATTTTATTCATGCTGGTATGATTGGTGGATATTACAAATGGCCAGAAGATGAAGTTATTGATTCAATGAAAGTATTACATCAATATGGTGTAATGCCTGCATTAAGTTGTGGATTTCAACCTGGTCTTACTAAATGGGTAACCGATAGAGTTGGTATTGATTATATGGCAAATGTGGGTGGAGCTATACATGGTCATCCAATGGGAACATTATCTGGTGCAAAAGCAATGAAACAAAGTATTGATGGGACATATGGTGATGAATATAATCATGCAATTGCAAAATGGGGATTAAAGACTAATTAATATGAAAGTTGCATTATTATTAACCGGATTACCTAGAAAAGTTGAAGAAGGTTATATTCATTATTGGAAACATATTGTAGAAAACTATAATACAGATGTTTACTTACAATATTGGGAAGATGAAGAATATGAAAAAGTTTTGCAAGTGTATAAACCTGTAAAATACATTCAGGAAAAACCATTTAAATTTACAAAATACAAAGAAGGAATTAATTCTTTTTTTGCAGATGGTGTTAGACCGGATGATATGTCCAGACCATTACCACAATACGATGTAGCTGGAAATTTTAGAGGATTTCCTATGTTTTATAGTTGGCAAATTGGATATAATTTAATAGAAGGTGAATATGATTGTATTATAAGAAGTAGATACGATTTGGGTACACAAAATCCAATTAAATTAGAAAATTTAGATTTATCAAAAATAAACATTTCAAATTGGCATTGGGGTGGTTCGGAAATAATGGATGATAATATTTGTATAACAAACCAAACATTATCAGATATATTATTTAAAGATGTATTTGATGAATTTATAAATTATTCAAAACAAACAGGTAAAATATTTTTTCAAGAAAAGAATTTTACTGAAATTTTAAATAGAAAAAATTTAAATAACTATATTTGTAAAACAAACGAATTGCCATTCACCTTATTAAGAGAGATGGGATTATGGTATTAAAACAAAAAATATGAAAAAAATAAACACACCAATTCAATTATTTAAAGTGCATATGAATCCAAATGCAAAAATTGAAGTTGGTAAAATATTAGACAGTGGTTATATAGGACAAGGGCCTAAAGTAGATGAATTTGAAGTAAAATTAAATGAATACTTTAATTCGGATAGAGTTGTAACGCTTAATTCAGGTACATCTGGATTACATCTTGCATTACATCTATTAAAGAAATCATCGAATCCAGTAACGGCCGATGGTTATTCGGTTCATGAAAGAAATTGGCCAGGTATTCAAAGTGGTGATGAAATACTTGCAACTGCATTAACTTGTACCGCATCCAACTGGCCTATACTTGCAAACGGATTAAAAATTAAATGGGTAGATATTGATGAGAAAACTCTTAATATGGACTTAGATGATTTAGAAAGAAAAATTTCACCAAACACAAAAGCAATTATTGCAGTACATTGGGGAGGGTATCCATTGGATTTAGATAGATTGAAAAAAATACAAGATAAATCATTTGAGTTATATGGATTTAGACCTGCAATCATAGAAGATGGGGCACACTCATTTGGTTCCGAATATAAAGGAAAAAAATTGGGTAATCACGGAAATATGGTTATGTATTCTTTACAGGCAATCAAACACATTACTGCAATTGATGGTGGATTATTAATATTACCACATCAGGATTTATACAATAGAGCAAAGTTAATTCGTTGGTATGGTATTGACAGAGGTGGTAATAGAAAAGATTTTCGTTGTGAAGCGGATATTGTAGAGTGGGGATTTAAGTTCCATATGAATGATGTATGTGCAACGGTTGGTATGGAGAATTTAAAAGACGCTGAAACCATTATTGGAAAACATAGAGCAAACGCTAAATTTTATGATGAGAATTTAAAAGGTGTTAATGGTGTAACTCTATTAGAAAGAAACCCAAACCATAATTCTGCATTTTGGATTTATAGTTTATTGGTTGAAAATAGAGATGGATTCTATAAACATATGAAAGATTGTGGAATTGTAGTATCACAGGTTCACGAAAGAAATGATAAACATACGGCAGTAAAAGAGTTTAGAAGTCCATTACCTACATTGGATAGAGTATTACCAAAAGTAGTTTCAATACCAGTAGGTTGGTGGATAACCGAAGAAGAAAGACAATACATCGTTGATTGTATTAAAAAAGGTTGGTAATGAATTTAAGACAATTATCCATATCAGATTTATCATTTTTGTTAGAAGTCAGGAACGATGAAACAACAAGAGTAAATTTAGAAAACGATTCGGTATTTACATTAGCACAATGTGAAGAATGGTTTTTAATTAGGGAACCAAAGTGGTATATAATTGAAATTGATGGTAGTAGGGTTGGGTATATCAGAACAAATGGTGTTGAAGTTGGTATAGATATTCATCCAAATTATAGAAGAAATGGATATGCAAGAGAAGCATATAAACTTTATTTAAAAGATAAACAATATGCATCTCTTTGGGTATTTGTTGATAATTTTGCCAAAACACTTTATACTCGATTGGGATTTATAGAAAACGGAAATAAAAAAATAATTAGAGATAGAGAATACATACAAATGATTTATGAAAATAGGAATTAATTTAGTCGGCATATCTTATAACGATGGTATAAATGGTGGTAGATATAGAAATTATCAGGATGCCATAGATGGATTTATGTTGAATATTGTCAATCCTTTAAAAAAAGAAGGCCACGAAATAATATTTTACATTTATAGTTACGATAATATCAAAAAAAATGATATTTTAGAAGCATATCAACCTGTTAAAAAATATCATTTTACAGAACCATCAAATATAACAATGGCCGGCCGAGATAAGTTACCAAATGGATTTAAAATGGTATCTTCAATGTATATTGGTAGTTTAATTGAACTTAAAGATGAAAATTTAGATTTAGTAATATCAACTCGTTTTGATATTAATTTTTTGAAAAATCCATTTAAAAAATATAATTATGATTTTACCAAATTTAATTTTTTATGGAGAGAACCTTACTTAACTCATATACCACTTATAACAGATGTATTTGTAGTATTTCCATATTCAATGTTAGATAATGTAATTGAATCTATTAAAGAACTGGAATTTAATCCAAAAGATGATATAAATATTTCAATGCACAATTGGTATGCACCTATGGTAAATCAAGTTGGAAAAGAAAATGTTCAATGGGTTTGTGATGAATTTCCTGATTCAATTAGTAATGATGTATATAAATTAATGAGAAGTGAAGAGGGCCAGATTATTTACAATGATGGCCAAAAAGCCAATTAAAAAAATAAACACTATGGAAAATAATAGAGAACATTGTGTTTTGTGTGGTTCTGAAATTGTAGACAAATATACAACTAAAATGCCTGTATTTATGGGCACTATTGAAAATATTTTTAATTATAAAACAAATTCTTATACAATATGTGAATGTGTTAAGTGTGGTGAAATTATGATTAAAGAACTATTAAATTTAAAAGATGTTTATTTAAATAATCATAATATTGATGTTGTTGGTAATCTATGGAGTAATCATTATAATCAGTTTTCAAATTTTATTTTAAATGATATTGAAGATAAAATAATATTGGAAATTGGCGACCCATCTGCAAAAATTGCAAGTATATCTAAAAAATTTAAAAAATGGTATATTGTAGAGCCAAATTTTAACAAATCAAATACGGATAATATTATTTTTATAAATAATTTTTTTGATAATTCATTTGATACTATAAAAGATGTTGATGTTATTATCCATTCACATTACTTTGAACATTCATATGACCCAAATCAATTTTTAAAAAAATGTAATGAAAATTTAAAAAATGATGGAACTATGTTTATGAGTGTTCCAAATATGGAATATCTTTTAAATAATAAAAAACAAATAGCATCTATACTTCATTTTGAGCATACGTTTTATTTAAATGACGAAATTATTACTTATTTATTAAATAAAAATGGATTTTCAATTGAATTGAAAGAAAATTATGAAAATCATTCTATTTTTTATAAAATTAAAAAAACAGACAAATCAATAAAAAATATAAAATTAAAAATTTCATCTAAATTTAATAATACTTGGAATAAAACATTAATTAATATTCAAAATATAAATAACATATTAAAAAATATCAATCATACAAATATTTACATTTATGGTGCACATGTAAATACACAATTTTATTTATATAATGGAATTGATATTAATAAAATAAAAGGAATTATAGATAATTCAAAAAGCAAAAAAAATAAAATACTTTATGGAACTAATAAAATGGTTAATAGTCCAGATAGTATTGAAAATATGGATGAATGTATTGTTATTTGTAGTCACACCGGTGTATATTATAATGAAATATCACAACAATTAAAAAGTATAAATAAAAAAATAAAAATAATATAAAAACAACTTATGAAAATAGGAATCAATTTAAACGGAGTATCGTATCACGATGGTTCAAGTTATAGACGTAGAAATTACGCAGATTCAATTGAAGGATTTACAAATAATGTAATTAATCCACTTAAAGAAGCCGGACATGAAATATCATATTATTTATTTACATATGAGTCAGAAAAAAAGGATGAAATATTAAAAGCATATAATCCAGTAAAATCAACATTCATTGCAACTGAAAGTAATTATAATAATTTAACAAGTGGTGATAGACTTCCAAATGGTTATAGAATGATGACGTTAACAACAATAAATTCATTAAACGAATTAGTAGAGGAAGATTTGGATTTAGTTATATCTACAAGATTTGATATTAATTTTTTTAAAAATCCATTTGAAGAATACAATTATGATTTTAGCAAATGTAACTTTTTGTGGAGAGAACCCGAATTTACTGATTTACCAATAGTTAATGATACGTTTATTGTATTTCCACATCATATGATTGTCAGTTTAATGGAATCACTTATGGAACAAGAGGAAAATCCACCATATGGTGTAAATCCAGGAAATCATAACATTTATTTACCAATGATTAATAAAGTTGGAAAAGAAAATGTTCAATGGGTTTGTGATGAATTTGTAAATGTTAATACTAATACTTTATATAAATTAATGAGAAATGAGTAAATTAATAAGTGGTTATTTATGGGCGTGGACAAACTATGAAGCCGGTCAAAAATCGGTTGGTAGTTTAAAGAAATTTTATCCAGATGCGGATATTTTTATAAATGTAGATTATGATGGAGATGTAACAAATTATGAAAAAATTTGTGATAAAAATGGATATACATTTAGTAGAAATAATTTTCAATTAGGATATTGTGGAAACTTTGGAAGTATAAATGTTGGTAGAGATTGCTGGTCAAAGGAATCTACTTTTGAATGGGTTAGGGGAATATATGAAGCATGTTTTAAAACTGATTCAAAATATATTATACTATTAGAAGAGGATGATTTTATATTAAAACCAATTTCACAATTGCAAGAAGATGTTTCAATATCAATTCATCCAACGGCACCATCACCAACAGGTAGAAATAGACCAAATGCAATACCAAACGCATTTACATTATATATAAATGATAATGATGGAAATCCTCTTTCACCAGGATATGCAGCAGGCGGTGGATGTTTTTTTAATAGAGAAGAATTCATAAAAGCTTGGGAAAATAATAAAGAAAAACTTTGGAAAGATTATGATTATTTAAAAAGTATAGACAAAATTATTGGTTGGGCCGATTATATATTACAATTCATCATGCAATTGGAAGGATATGAAGTAGTTCAAAATCACAAATTGTGTGAACATTGGGAATTAGGAGATAAATGGAATGAATTTGAAATCGTAACAGGAATGAAAGATGTTGAAATAATAAAAAATTTATAAAATATGAAAGGATATATTAATGGAAATGATAGATACAAAGTTACAAAAATTGTAGGAAGATACACATATGGTGATGAATTGATTACTATAAAAGAGCCTGGCGCCGATTTAACAATTGGTAGTTTTTGCGCCATAGGTCAATCTGTTAAAGTAATTTTGGGTTCATATCATAGAGTCGATTGGATAACATCTTTCCCCTTTGGTCAAAATAGTACGGATGTATTTACAAAGTTCAATCATTTACCATATAATTCACACAATGTTACTGTTACAAATGGTGATATTGTTATTGGTAATGATGTTTGGTTGGGCGATTGTGTAACTATTATGAGTGGTGTTACAATAGGACATGGTTGTGTTATTGGTGCACATAGTGTTGTGGCAAAAGATATTCCACCATATAGTGTTGTAGTGGGTAATCCGGGTAAAATAATAAGAAAGAAATTTAATGATGACGATATTGAATTTTTATTAAATTTAAAATGGTGGGATTTACAAGATAGTATAATTAATGAAATTACTCCTATATTGTGTTCTGGAAATATTCAAAAATTAAGAGAATATTTTGAAATAAATCAAAAAATTTATATTGATAATCCAATTAATAAAAAATTAATATTAGATTGGTCAAATACAAGATGGAGTGATGGAAGCAATTGTCCAATTGGATATAATACATAATTAAAAAGTTATAATATGAAAGATGTAGTTATGGGGTGTATAACTGAATACACATTTGAACAAATAAAATTGTTTGTAAATTCAGTAGATAGAAGTGGATTCACCGGCCACAAAGTAATGATAGTTTATAATGTACCATTTTCAACTGTTGATGAATTGAGAAAACGAGAATGGATTGTAGTTGCATTTAATGAAGATGTTCAAAATCAGAGATACACATATAGAGATAATTTTATAGTTACCGTTGATAGGCATTTGCACTATTATCTTACTTTAAAGCAATTAGCAGAAGAAACACCAGAAGGATTGAGATATGTATTAGCATTAGACCCAAAGGATGTAATATTCCAATACAATCCATCGGAGTGGTTAGAAAAAAATATAGGTGATAAAAAAATTAATGCAGGATGCGAGAGTGTTAAATATAAACACGAAGTTTGGGGTAGAAGTAATATGATTGAAAGTTTTGGCGAAGTTGTGTATGATAGATGTAAAGATAACATAACAGTAAACGCAGGAACAATATCAGGTGATTGGAAAACAATGTCTGAATTATTTTTGAATGTATATATAATGTGCCAAGGAAGTCCAAGTGCAACTCCAGACCAAGCGGCAGTTAATGTGGCTTTATCATTTTCTCCATATAGAGAATTGACAAGATTCACAATGTCTGAGGAAGGATGGGCTGCACAATGTGGAACAACTGTTGACCCACGAATGGTTAATCAATATGGTGATAATTTATTAGAACCTGCACCGATTATGGAAGGAGATGTAGTTAAAACCAGTAAGGGTATTCCATTTGCAATTGTACATCAATATGATAGGATACCTGAGTGGAATAAAATAATTAGACAAAAATATAAATAAGTTATGATTATAGGTAAAGGCGATATCGCATCTATTTTGAACGATAGAGAAGGTGCAATATTTTTTGCATCTGGGGTTTCGAAAAGTAGTGAAACAAATGAGGCTGAATTTAATCGTGAAATTGAATTATTAAATAAGCAAGATAAAACTAAGTGTTTATTTTATTTCAGCTCTATTTCAATAGATGATACTCAAAAATTGTCAAATAGATATTTACAACATAAAAAGAGTATGGAGGAATTAGTTAAATCCAATTTTAAAAATCATAACATCATACGAATTGGAAATATTACGTGGGGTAGTAATCCAAACACTTTTATTAACTACATTAGGAACAAAATTAAAAATGGAGAACCTGTTGAAATAAAAGATGAGTTTAAGTATCTAATTGATAAAGAGCAATTGCTTCTATTAACCAATAATTTACCACTAACAGGTCAAAACAAAATAAGTATATTCGGGAGAATGGCCAAAGTAAAGGAATTGATATGATAGAAATTGTAATTTGGATAGCACCAACCGATATAGATGATTTAGAAAAGTCTTTGAATAGATTGAATATTGGAAAAGATTATCTAACAAAAGAACAATGTGACAATATTAAATTCAATGTTGTTATGTGTGTTTCTGATGAAATAATTGATTGGAGTAAAAGTAGTGTTACGATTGAAGAAGTTACTGAAAAATTCTTAAAATTAAAACCATTAACCGATTGGGCATCTCCTGGTATTTTTGAAACTACAACTACGATTAATGGTTGCACTTCTATGAGAAGATTATCTGGCTATTCTGATTCAAACTATTATTTATGGTTAGATACTGATATTATATTTGACCCATTAACATTGGCACATTCAATAAATTCGATAGATATAATTGAAGGTGCTGGTATTACTAAATTTGTATCTATTCCTGAAATTGTAAGACAATGGGATTCTACTTGGGATTGTTTAGTTAATGAACGATTTATAAATAAACCAATTGGATATCAGGCAACGAATAATCCACATATAGATGCTATTATTTACGATGAACCTGTATTGGAAGAAGTTCGTAATAATGTTTCAGGTCAACCATATATGAAATTTGGTGGTGGGTGGTTTGCATTGATTTCAAAAGAATTAATGAAAACAATACCATTTCCAACGAACTATGGCCATTACGGATTGGATGATACCTATTTAATGTGGGGAGCAGAAATTTTGCAAGACCCAATGATAAAACAATTCAAAATAAAAAATATAATTGTATGTGAAAACTACTACGATAGAGGTATTACATACCCCAATCAGATACAATTTATAGATAGAAGAGAGGAATATAAAAAGTATAATACGGAATTGGCCAATATTGCATTGGAAAATTTATTAAAGAATAAATAATTTTATATTTATATCAGTATATCAATCAATATAATATGAAATTTGAAATAACTCATCCAAAAATTTGGAAAAAACTGGCAGAAAAAAAGATACCAATGTCCCACAAAGTAAAAATCTACGAAAAATTAGGTGGAGCTTATAGACTTGGTGAAAATGGTGGTGAACAGGTGTTCAACAAAATGACCGAATTACTGAAATATAAAATAGATAATCCTATCAACGAAGGACCTGAAACAAAAGATCACGAAGTATCAATGGCAGGCGGGCAGTTGGATGATATCATTCGTAATGCTACCGAACTTAAAGGTAAAGTGGGAGAACAAGAAATGAACCTACCAGGTTGGATACAAGACCATATATCACAGGCACAAAACTTCATTAATCAGGCTAATACCGGATTTCATAAATTAGAACAGCAATAATGGAAAATATCTACTCTGTATTAATAACAGCAATAAGCGTATTAGGTGGAACTACTGCGTTTCGTTTCTATGAAAAAAGATCAATGAGAAAAGAAAGAGATGATGAATTTATTCGTCACGATTGTAAAGACCGTATCGCTAAATTAGAAGCCCTTTTAGAAGATTCATCTAAAGAAAAGGATATATTAAGAATTATGATATTAGATTTAACTAAGAATGTTGCTGAGTTATCTGTTAAAGTTGAGTTTCTTACAAAAGAAAACGAAAAGCTATCAAAAACAACTAAGAAACAATTGAATGGGTAATTTACTTAAAGAATTCTTTTTCGGCCAAAGATTTGCAAAGCTAGATGGTCGTAATATTGAATTGGGTAAAGTTTACGGAAACCCAATGGTAAATGCATTCTCATCATTAGAAGAAGCTGAAAGTAAAAAATTAAGAGTATTTGATTTTGATGATACATTAGTTAAAACAAAATCACACATATACATTAAACATGGTGATGGTAAAGAATCAAAACTTACTCCAGGTGAATACGCAGTGTATGAACCAAAGGGAGATGATAAGTATGATTTTTCAGATTTTGAGCAAGTTAAACAACCACAAGAAATAAAGGGAGTTACAAAGTTATTAAAAACAGTTGTAAAAGCAGAAGGTGAAAGAAAGGTTGTAATACTTACAGCAAGGAGTTCATATAAACCTGTTAAGGATTATTTAAAAGATATTGGGTTGGAAGGGATATATGTAGTTGCATTAGCAGATGCAGACCCACAAAAGAAAGCAGATTGGATTGAAGATAAAATTAAAGCAGGATATGATGATGTATTTTTTATAGATGATTCACATAAAAATGTATCAGCAGTTTCAAAATTAAAAGATAAATATCCAAATATCAAAATGAAGGTTAGCCATGTCAAACACGATACCCCTGCGCCACCAAAACAATCCGATATGAAATCCCAAAAAGATAAGGAAGCAACTAAAAGAGTTGAACCTAAGAAAACGGATATGAGTTTAAAATCTTTATTACCAAAACAATTAGATAAAACTATTAAAAACCCAGAAACAGGTAATAAAATCAAAATCAAATCAGCATTACAATACGATAAAAACACGCCAGCATATAAAGCGGCACAATTCGCATTAAAACAAAAATAAGTTATAAATATGGCAGTTTACCTATTTACAGGTCAGCCCGGTAGTGGAAAAACTACACTGGCAAAAAAGTTACAATTTTGGTTACAAACGGATAAAAAGAACTGGAGGAAATCCGTATTTCACATAGATGAAAATCAAACAGAACATCCTTTTGAAGTAGCACTATATTTAGATAAATATGGAAATGATGTTGTATTATCATTAATATCACCCAATAGAGAAATAAGAGAAAACTTTAAATCAAAATCCAAAGTAATTGAAATATATTGCCAATCAAAAAAAATGAGAAATCAATCTGTGGTTGAAAATTATGAACCACCAATCGATTTTTTTGTAGATTTAGATACATCAGATTCAATTGATATAACTTTCAATAAACTGATTAAAATAATATCTTAATTAAAAAATAAATTTGATATACTTATTAGTATAAACAAATAGTTATTAGTATGGAAAATGAAAGTTTTTTTCCAAATTTAGAAGAAAAAGAAAAAATTACAAAAAGAGGGCTAGGTGCAAGACCTATATTGGAATCGCAAATAAAAGCCGCACAAGAAAAATCCCAATCCGCATTTGAAGCTGCAAGAACTTTAGGTATATCTTATAACACATATAAGAAGTATGCTAAACTATATGGTATATTTGAAGATTTAAAAAATCCATATGGTATTGGTATTCATAAGGCAAAAGCAATTAAGAATAAAAAATATCACATTGATGATTTGATTGCAGGAAAGCATTTGAAATATCCATTACATAAATTCAAAAATAAACTATTTGATAGTGGATATGTTCCAAAGGTATGTGGTAGTTGTGGATTTAGTGAAGAAAGAGTTACAGATAGTAAGATGCCATTACTAATAGATTTCTTAGATGGCAATTTGAACAACAGAGTATTGGATAATATACGACCTCTTTGTTATAATTGTTTTTTCCTATTAGTTGGAGAAAGAAACGTAAAAAATTGGTACGAAGAAAATGGAGGAATTCCAGATGAAGATATACAGGAGTAAGGCACCATTCAGGATTAGTTTTGCAGGTGGTGGTACTGATATAGAATCTTATACAAAGAACCACACAGGCGAAGTAATCAATACCACTATATCTCTATTTACTCATACATCTTTACAATTGAGGGATGATACTAAAGTTACATTTAAATGGGTAAATAAAGATGAATATGAGGAGCATGATTTTAGTGATGAGTTAGATTGTTCTTATGGATTAAAGCTCTTTAAAGCAACCCACAATCACATATGTAAACGTTTTAACGTAAATCAATTTGGATGTGATATCATTTCATATCAAGATGTACCAACCGGAAGTGGATTGGGTACATCATCTACACTTATAATATCTTTAATTGGTGTGTATCAGGAATTATTTAATCTACCATTAGGAGAATATGATATTGCTGAAATGGCAGTTCAAATTGAAAGAAATGAATTAAAAGAGAAAGGTGGAAAGCAAGATCAATATGCATCTGCATTTGGTGGGTTTAATCATATGGAATTTAAAAATGATAGAGTAATGGTAAATCCATTAAAAATAAAAATGGAAATACAAAATGAATTGGAAAATAATATTCTTCTTTATTTTACAAATTTGACAAGAAATAGTTCGGATGTACTTACTGAACAAATTGAAAAGATAAAAACAAATGATGAACAATCTATCGAATCATTACAATGTTTGGTAAAACAATCAAGGGATGTAAAAGATTGTTTGATGAAAGGTAATTTAGATAAACTTGGTAATATATTTCATAACGGGTTTCAGCAAAAGAAAAAATTAGCAAATGGGATTAGTACGGAGGAAATAGAACTACTTTACCAAACGGCATTAAAAGCTGGGGCAACAGGTGGTAAGATAAGTGGTGCAGGTGGTGGTGGATTTTTATTTTTTTATTGTCCAAATAATACAAAATATAATGTAATAAAGGAGTTGGATAAATTAAAAATGGGATATCACCAACTATTTACTTTTAATAAATTTGGTATGAATAGTTGGCAGATTCAATAAAATTGTATATATTTGTTGTATGATATTAAAACCAATAAGAGTAGAAAAGATGTGGGGATATGAGTTGTGGATTCATAATGATTCTCAATATTGTGGAAAAAAATTAGTTTTTACAAAAGCTGGCAATCACTTCTCAATGCATTACCATATGATTAAAAACGAAACTTGGTATGTACAAGATGGTGAATTTCAATTTGATTGGATTGATACTAAAGATGGTAAAAGAAAATTCACAAATTTAAAGCCAGGAGATTGTGTATATGTTCAAAAAGGAATGCCACACAAACTTATTGCAAAGAGTGACATGGCAACTATATTTGAAGTAAGTACGGAACATTTAGACTCTGATTCTTACAGAATTTATAAAGATACCCCAAAAGATTTAATATGAAACCAACAAAAGAAACGGAAAAACCAAAAAAATTTGAACATATATATGAAGATGATGAAAGTACATCTATTTGGAAATATGACTTAGATAAGTTTCCAAGAGGACCGATATCCGTTGAATATAAATGGAAAGCACATTATTTAAAAGAATTAGAATTAAAAAAGAAACGTGGAAGATAAATCATTTTCCACATATTTAGATAACAACAAAAACAAAAACAATGAGTAGTAAAAAAACAGAACTATTTGAGCAAATGAAAGGATTGTGGGAACAATTTGAAGTAGAACACAACAAAACAACAAAGGTATCACAAAAAAATGCAAGAACACTTATCGGTGATTTGAAAAAGTTAGTAACCGATTACAGACAAGCATCTGTTGAAGAAACTAAAGGAGTACAATAAAGAAATGGGGAAATAACTTTCCCTTTTTTTATTTGGTAGTATCAAAAAATAATTGTATATTTACATTATAACAATAATTAAAAACAAAAACAAAAAGTTATGGCAAAGTTTTATTCAGTACAAGTAGCAATCGAAGTTGAAGATGCGAAAGGTAAAATCAAAAAACAAAAAGAAAACTATTTAGTAGATGCAATGTCAGTTACAGAAGCAGAGGCTAAATTGGTAAAGAAATTTGTAGCAGAAGCAGTTAAGCTTGAATACGAAGTAGTTAAAGTATCAGAAACAAATGTTATCGAAGTATTCTAATAAAGTTTATATCGTATGGCAACAGAAACAATTCAAACAGTAGTTCTTAAAAGAGTTGCACCCGGAGATAGGTGGGTATTTCCTGAAAATTCAAAAACTATTTACCCATCTCTTACGGATGCATTAGAAGCTTATTACCAAAAAAGTGGTGATACACAATACTATATAGATGCAAGAGAAGGAACAATTAGTGTATTTGGAATCAGAGAATATGAAGAACCTATAAAGAGATTCTCATTGTATGGTGAAGACTAAGATATTAGTTATAGCTAGTGGTTATTTCAACCCAATTCATAAAGGACATATAGAATACCTCAATCGCTCAAAAGCGGTTGGGGATTTTCTATTTGTAATAGTGAATAATGATAAACAAAGAGAGCTGAAAGGGTCTAAATCATTTATGAACGAAGATGAAAGATTGATAGTGGTATCAAATCTAAAATCGGTTGATAGTGCAATGATATCTATTGATAAAACCAATAGATTAGTTGAAAATTCTATTAAAAAAATATACAATGAAATCGGTTCACAATTTGATAAAATTATATTTACCAATGGTGGTGATGTAATTGAAGAAACTATGGGTGAGTGGGCTATATGTAAAATTTTAGGAATAGATTTGGTATTTGGATTGGGAGATAAAATACAATCATCATCTCTTTTGATTAAAAAATATACCGATGAACATTAGTCGTACTAAATCCGAACTTTTAGGTGGATCGGGTGGTGTATATTACAATCCACTATACAATGGCGGTGGCACGACTATTGGATATGATATGTGTAAACACCCATCAGTATTAAAGCATATTATAAATGTAAATACTACATTGGAAATGTGTTCAGGCCCTGGATTTATTGGCTACTATTTATTATTTAATAATTTAACAAAAAGATTATGGTTATCAGATAAATTTGATGGTGTAATACCGGGCATTATTGAAACAAATAAAATTAATAATGTAGATGTTCCATTTATACATTCCGATTGCTTCCAAAATTTTCCAAAAGATTTAAAGTTTGACTTAATAATAAGTAATCCTCCACATTTTCAAAAAAATCACAAATACATATGGGATAAAGCAACAAAGGAGGAATTGGATGCTAGTTACCGAATCAATCTTGATACGGATTTAAAATTTCACAAAGAATTTTTTAAAAATATAAAAAACCATTTAAACAAAAATGGTAAAATAATATTGGTTGAAAACCAATCATTTATAAATGATAAAACCATAATTGAATTAGCTGAAACCGGATTTGAATATGAAGTTATAAACGGGCTATACAAGGATAATGAACTTTACTATATTATATTAACTATCTTAAACTAAAAATTTTATATATTTATATTTACTTAAAACAAGTTATTAAAAACAAAAAAAAACAACTATTATGAAAAAATTATTTCAATTTATTAAAAATCTATTTGTAAAATTAGATGTTCTCGAAGAAAAAGTAGAAAAAGCCGTTGAGAGTTCTAAATTACTATCAGCTGAACAAAAAGCAAAAATCAAAAAGGGATTGAGCGATTTTGACAAATTTGAAGAAAATATTGAAGATGTTGTTGATGAATCAGAAATTGCAGCTGAAAAAATTAAAAAAGCAGTAAAATCTAAAAATTTAACAGATGTAACTGCTGCAGTTGAATCTGTAAAAAAAGTTGGAAAAGAAGCTAAAGAAGTTGGTGATGATGCTAAAGCTGTAGCTAAAAAAGCTAAAGAAGCAAAAGCCAAAATGATAGCTAAGAAATCAAAAAAGTAGTAAAGTAAAATCGGAAGAATAACCTATGGCTAGACTAAGCGGAGGAAACACAAAAGTTTCATTTGGTAAAAAGAAAAATAAAGCACAAAAATCTTTCAACAAAAACGATAGGAAAGAAAAAAACTATCGTGGACAGGGGAGGCTATAAAAATGATAAGGCTTAAAGACTTATTAAAAGAAGATGATGTTGTAAAAAACAAAAAGACAGGTAATGTCTATGTTGTAAAACAATTTGATCCAGCTAAACATGATAAGCCAACACCTGCCGAAGTTGAAAAATCAAAAGTAGCAAATGGTGGTAAATTACCAACAAGTGATACGGCAAAACCTGCAGCACAACCTGCAGTAGGAAAAACTGCACAACAAGCCCCTCAACAAAAATTAGGAGCTAGTGATTTCAAATCATCAGCTGAGAAACCAAAAAGTTCTAACGGAAGTAATGCGCCTGGTGGTGATATAAATAAATTGAAAAGTTTAATGCCTAATGCACAGTTTGATAGAAAACCTTTATCAGCGGTATCACCAATTGATAGACAACGGATATCAACAAAGATAGACCAGTTAGCAAAACTTGGTGCTGAAGCAAAAGCTAAAGGTGAAAAAGCACCTAATTACAATTTATGCAAAGTAACTGTTCCAGGAACAAATTTATATTGTAGTGGTAATAAAGGCATTCCGAGAGCAGAAATGCCTCAATTCAAAGGAACACCCGAACCCGGATCACCTGCGGATAAACTTCCGAGAGATAATGCAGGTGAAGTTGATACAGAAGAATTCTTCAAACAAATGTTAGAGAAGGATGGAGTTAACGTATCAGAACCTACTGAAGTTTCTCCAGACCGTTTAAAAGCAACACAGAGTGAGCTTGTAGGGGTTAAAGTAGCTGGAATGAGTCAAGTATTGGATAATCCTAATCACCCTGCGTATGACAAAATAACCGCACCTATATATGTTTCAAATGATGGATATGTATTAGATGGACATCATAGATGGGCAGCATTAGTTGCACATAATGCAAAGAATCCAGATAATCAGATACCAATGAAAGTTAGGGTAATAGATGAACCAATTGAACCATTAGTAAAACGTTCTAATAAATTCGCAGAAGATATTGGAATTAAAGCAAAAGCAGCCGATACGGGCGCAGCTGGTGGGCCATCACCAATATCAAAATAGATATTTTTAAAAATAAGGTTATATTTATACTAAATAAAACATATAACCATGATATTAAAAAAAGGCGATAATAACGAAAACGTAAAATTGATGCAGGAGAAACTTGGTATATCTCCAGCAGTAACAAACTTCGGACCTAAAACCGAAGCAGCAGTAAAAGAATTTCAAGCAAAAAACGGATTGCCAGCAGATGGTATCGTAGGTGATAAAACTTGGGCTATGATTATGTCGCAAGGACAATTTCAACCCAAAGAAGTTGTAGTTGCACCTGTTGTATCAACAGGCGGACTAAAATTAGATAAATTAAAAGGACATATTCCTGATGCAGTTATTGGAATGATACCTGCAGTAGCACAAAAGTTTCAAATAGATTCTGCATTGAGATTAGCACACTTTTTAGCACAATGTGGACATGAAAGTGGTGGATTCCGTGCAACACAAGAAAATCTAAACTATTCAGCAAAGGGATTAATGGGTATATTTAAAAAATATTTCCCAGATGCAGCAACTGCGGCAGCTTACGAAAGAAAGCCAGAAAAGATTGCGAATAAAGTATATGCAAATAGAATGGGTAATGGACTCGAATCAAGTGGTGAAGGATATAAATTTCGTGGTCGGGGATATATCCAATTGACAGGAAAGGATAACTATACAGCATTTGGTAAATCAATCGGTGAAGATATTCCATCTAATCCAGATGTAGTAGCATCTAAATATGCATTACTATCGGCTGCATGGTTCTTTAATAAGAATGGATTACATAAGATGGCAGATGAAGGTGCAAGTGATGTAGTTGTAACAAAAATTACTAAACGAGTTAATGGTGGAACAATTGGATTACCAGATAGGATAAAACATTTCAAAGAGTATTACGAATTATTATCTTAAAGTTAAGTTAACAATAATAATGAATCAACAATTAACTATAATTATCCCTTGTAAAAATGAAGGTAAAGGAATAATTGACGTAGTTAAATTAATTTTATCGCAAATTGATTGCAGAATAATAGTAGCTGATTCCTCAACTGAGGAATCTTCTATTTTGATATTAACAACATATCAATCAACTCATAACAATATAGAAATAATTAAAGGTGGATTACCCGCTATTGCTAGAAATAATGGAGCAAAATTAGTTACAACTCCTTATATTTTATTTTTAGATGCAGATACATACCCAGAACAAAATACAATTAAAAATTCTATTGAAATTGCTATTAATTATAATTATGATTTAGTTACTTGCAAATTTAAAACTGATAAAAAATATAATTGGGTATATAGAATTTTTGATTTAATACAATGGTTTAGTTCAAAAACCAAACCATTTGCATTGGGAGGTTTTATGTTATTTAAAACAGAAGTATTTAATAAATTAGGAGGATTTAATGAAGAAGATAAAATTGCAGAAGATTATCACATCAGTTCCAAAATTAAACCTAATCGTTTTAAAATCACAAATGATTTCGTTTATACTCCAAGTAGAAGATTTCATAAAAAAGGTATATGGTATATGATTGTATTAGCTTACAAATCATGGTTAAATAGAAATAATGATGAATTTTTTAAACAAGATTTTAACTATTGGAAATGAAAAATTACAGAGCAATAATTGTATCGGATTTACATTTAGGAACTAAAGACTCTAAAGCTGAAGAATTTTTAGAATTTTTAGAAAAACATCCTACGGATCTTTTAATTTTAAATGGAGATATAATTGATGGCTGGGCATTGAACAGAGGAAGTAAGTGGAAAAAACAACATACTAAAGTATTAGGTAAAATTTTAAAACTATCCAATAAAATACAAGTAATTTGGATTAGAGGTAATCACGATGAATTTATTCAGGAATTTATAGGATCACATTTTGGAGGCATAGAATTTAGAGAAGATTATAAAATTGAATATGCTGAACACATAGAATACGATAATTGGGAAAGAAAATGTTTTTATGTTTTTCATGGTGATGTGATTGATGTATTTATAACCAAATATACGTGGTTATCTAAAATAGGAGCAGTTGGATATGATGTGGCATTAACTCTCAATCGTTGGTACAACAAATATCGTAAATGGCGTAAGTTACCATATCAATCTATATCTCAAAAAATAAAAAGTAGTGTAAAAACAGCAACAAACTATGTTAATGATTTTGAAGTAACTGCGCTTAAAATGGCAGAAAAAAAAGGATGTGATGGTGTTATTTGTGGACATATTCACCAACCAGAAGATAGAATTATTAATGGCAAACGATATCTCAATAGTGGAGATTGGGTAGAAAATATGAGTGCTATACTTATTGATACATATGGAAAAATTTACATCTATAATAATTAAACTATGTATAAAATTTTAGATTTACTATTAAATTTCAACACAGGTAAAAAAATTAATTTTGAAAGAAGTATAGTATGGGGATTTATTATATTCTTTTTACTTTTTGCTTTGATTAAATTAATTGTATAATTTATTTGGTATATTAAAAAATTATTATTATATTAGTGTTATGGAAAAATTTAAAATAACACTTAATGTAATAGTAGTTACATCAGTAATTGGATTGGCAGTATCATACGTTAGTCAGTTGTTGACTATTGTACCTGATATTAATTTTTTGGAAGCAGTTGGAATTTATTGTTTATGGACACCCATACATCATTATTTCAATTCATTTTCACAAAAAGATAATATCTAAACTGAAATATTTGGTTCTTTTTTTATACTTATAGTAGAGAATAACTACTATGAAACAAAAAGTAACCGCACTGGCTATAAGCCTAAAGGAGAAACTATTACACACGTTTCTCATATCTGTCCTATTATTTGTAATAGGAGCATTAGCATTTCAATTATTTTTTGTATTTTTAGAAATTACGGGTAAAACCGAATTTGCTTCACAAATCTCTAAAGAAATAAGCTGGAGAATGGATGGTACATTTAAAAACAATCCAAATAATATTTCCTATGTAGCAGAGAATCATATTTGGGTTGAGAGTGTAACCAATGAAGTAAAAATTGGAAAATTAGCAGGAAATAGAAACTTAGCATTTGGTGTTAAAAATGTATTAGAGGAGTTTTTACAAGAGAAGGGGTATGATTTAACCCCTGCAGCTCCTTACAAATTACAAGTTCAAATTGTATATTTAGATGTTCTTACTACAAAAAAGAACATATCGGTTTTTCATAAAAATGAGGAAGAAGTTGTTATCAGAATGAAGGGTATCCTTTATAAAGATGGCAAAAAAGATAAAGAGGTTATGATTGAAGAAAGTTCATCAGAAATCTCTATGTCAACTCTCATAGTAGATGAAGGTGGAAAGTTCAATCAGACTTCATTGAGCAATGCTCTTAAAAAAGGTTCTGAAAAACTAATCACTAAACTACTAGAACAAAAATGAAAAAACTATTATTAAGTTTGTCACTAATTTTAACAACATTTGTGACAAATGCGCAATTAACTGTCAATCAATCTGTAACACCAACGACTGGATTAAAAGTGGGTGATACAATTTCTGTTAAATACACCATTGCAAAATCAACAACAACACCTCGTTATTTTTGGTTAAGGTATCAGTATAATAATAAGGCTTTGACATTTGTTCCTAATAGCACTACATTTACACAGGGAACATCCGTTCAAACATATTATACACTTTGGAATAATTACAAATTCAATGCAAACGGAACCAAAGCGGCAACTCAGTTGTATGAGCAATACAAATTATCACCTTGGGGATATACATCTAATGTCGATTGGAATGCCGCACAAATAACTATTCAAAGAACGGATGCATCCATTGATGGTGATGCGGTAACTCAAAAATATATAATCAAAGATTTAGGTGATTATACTGATATTCATAAATTGGACTTATCTTATTCTATTGATGCAGCTGGAGCATACATTTCCACAATTACAACAAATCCTGGTACCCTATCCCTATCAAATGTAATTGGTAATAGTTCTCAATTCAAAGTTAGAGTTTTATTTCCACAAGGATACGATATAAGTGCACATAGTGTTTCATTGATACCATTAACGACTACTGGTAATGTCAATTTGGCAGGAACACCTATTGCAACAAAAACATTAGATGGTAGTGGTGAGGCGATTTTTACAACTGAAGTTAAAGTTGGTGATAGTTTAGCTGTAGTTGTAAATGCGGCATCTCAAAAAACGTTTATGAATAATATCGTAACTGTATCGGATGCATATAAAGCATTCTTAGGAATATCTCAAACCGATATAATGGGAAATTCTACTTATTTTACAAGACCAGTTTTAGAAAAGAAAATTGCATATATAACAAAAGATAAGCCAGCATTTAGTGAAAGTGACTCATATTATATGTTCGCATATGTTATGGGAATTGATGTTGCAAATAAAGCATACATACCAACAAATGCAGCACCTATAAATAATGTTGCAAATTATAAATGGTATAGTGGTTTGTTGAATGATAGTTGGTTAAATGGTACACCTACATATAAAACAAAGATTACATCACCAATTCAAGCAGTTGATGCTGTATTTGCATGGGGTGGTGACTTAGATTGGTCTCACTCATCTGACCCAACTGAAATAGCAGCTAGAATTGCAAGTGGTAACTATTCTAATTCAGCAAATAAGTTAGTTATTAATTCAATCAAATCAAGCGCTTATACATCTATGGAATATCAACAACCTGTTTTAGAAAAAGCAACCCTGTCAGTTGCATCTAAATTGGAAAATGGTAAGGTTGTATTAATGACTACTTTAACAAAAGAAGGTTTAGCAGGATTGCAAGTTATTATGAACTACGATGATAGTAAATTATCATTAGATAATGTAGTATTTGATGCAGGTAGTTCAATAACAAACTTTTCAACTCATAACAATGGTAGGTTGACATTTGGTTCTATTGACCAATTAAAAACAGCTAGAATAAAAACTGGTACACCATACAAATTGATATTTACACCAAAGGAAACATTATCCAATACATCTGGATTGTTTTACTTTGTATTATCTGATGCAGTTGATGCAAACGGAAACAAGATTAATTTAATAATTGAGTAAGATGAAACAATTTGTTACTATTTTATTTTTGTTAATTTCTTATTTAGGGTTTGGACAGTCTGTAACTGCTCCAGACCCTAAAACATATATTCTAAATACAACTGCACAAGATGGTAGTGGATTTGTATTGAGTGGGTTTAATGGTAGTGATATATTACTAACATCAATAAGTTTAATTAACCCATCAACAAATACAACATTTTATTTAAACACTACTACGGGATTGACTGCGGCAATAGGATTTACATTGACCGGTAATAAAACTAGATTGGTGGTTACCGGAACAATGGTAAATATTAATACAGCATTGGCATCGTTAAAAATTAATACGGGTTTAGTAAGTGGTGATGTAAACATATCAGTAGCAGCAACGGTAAATCCAACGGGATACTATTACAATGGAGTAAATGGGCATTTTTATAAACCCGTATCAACCGGTGTATATTATTCAAATGCAAAAATAAATGCACATGCTACTACATTTAAAGGACAAGAAGGGTATTTATTAACACTTACATCTGCGAATGAAGAAGATTTTATAAAATTAAATGTTCCACAAAATAATATTTGGTTTGCGGCAACTGATAAAGTAACTGATGGAACTTGGGTGATAGATGACGGGCCTGAAATTGGTACAGTAATGAAAACACAAAACGGACAACTTAACGGAAATATTGCAGGTGTATATAATAACTGGTGTGGCGGTGAACCAAATGGTAGTAATCATAGTGAAGATTATCCCGTAGCAAAATGGAATGGTGCGGCTTGCTGGAATGATTTATCAAATAACTGGAATAATCCATATGTAATTGAATATGGAACTTGGAGCAACCCTGATGATGCAACATTTAGTGAATTTTATACTAACAGTGTATCTCATTCAAACGGAGAAACATTAAAAGCATTATTCACTTTTGATTTTGGAAGTGGTATAGATAAAACTAAATTCTTAGCACAGGTGTTTAAAAGAAATAATTTAACTTCTGCATGGCAATCAACAACTGGATATAAAGCATTGAGTGGTTTAGGTAAAATCTTTGTTTCAAATCAATTAGATACAGCAAAAATAGCATCTGGAACATATAAAGCAACTATATCACCAGTTGGAGCGGAATGGGCATATGTAAATCCAAATTTAACTTTTTTGAATGGTAATAGTAGATTATTGATTGATATGAGGCAAGTTGGTAATATAGACCCAACTAAAATACTAAACATAAAAATATTAGATGCATATGATGGACCGGTTACATATGTATCACATGATACTAATGGTTGGGCGATATATACCGTCCCATCACCATTAACAAAAGTAACCGATGGAACTTCTGCATATAACCAATATATTAGAAATGTAAATGGAACAAATTCTGATTACGCTTTTCAATGTTCAGTTGGCATTGTACAACAAAATTCATACAAACAACATAAATTAGAATTACAAGAATACGATAGTATACAATTAAAAACTTTGTATAATAGTATTGTGACTGTATCGGATGTTTATTTGGCATTTAAAGAATTAGCAAATAGTGGAATTATGGGTAACCAAACTGGTAATGAATTTACATATGGTATTCAATATAAAAACGCAGATATTAATAATGATAATGTATTTAATGAAGCCGATTGTTTTATATTATTACAAAACTTAATGGGTGTTAAAAATTTAATTAGTTCATATACTTTATCTAATACAATACATCTATACCCACAATCTACATATTACTCAATTGGTAAATCTAATTGGAATACATACTCATCTTATTTAGGAACTGCGTATCCATTTAATTTATTAAATAATGTAGTGAATTATGATTTTGATGTATCAGTAGCATGGAAAGGTGATGTAAATTTATCACATTCACCAACTCCGCCATCAAATGGTGTAACAACAACTTCGGCATATGGAATAAAATCAAAAGTTATTAGTAATGAAATCAATGCATCAATTTTGACTGAAATAGTAGGTGATAGTGTTTATGCATATATTACATTAGACCCATTACAACAAAATGTAGTAGGCACACAATTTCAATTAAATTATGATAATGTAATGCTAAAGTTTAGTAATGTAAAATTTATAACAAAAGGTGCACCAATGAATTATGCAAATAATACTGGAACTTATGTTAATATTGGGTCTTTAATTACTGATGGTGCATCGATATTAGATAATAAAACGCAATATAAGATAGTATTCTCAGCAAAAGAAAAAATAGAAAATGTATTGGGGTTGATTTCAATAGGAATAACCGATGCTGTTAATCAAATTGGTTCACAATTAAAAATAAGAATGAACTAATGAGGATTATTACGATTATATTATTTTTTCTTATATCATTATCAGCTTGTAAAAAAGTAGATATTATAATACCAAAAAAACCCATTACTAATATCTTTGATAATAACGAAGTGAGTATAAAGAATGGGCAGGAAATACAATTTGAATTAATAAAAGATGGAATATATACATTAACTTTAGGTGATGAAATAGGCAATCAAGTTTTGACAAGAGAAAGATTTAATGGAAAAATTGGAATAAATAAAATGAAAATATACACCAAATCAATCTCAATTAAATATTTATATTTGTTATTAGAAGATGAAACTAAAACCAAAATTGGAAAAACAACAATAATAATCAATTAAAATGAAAAAAGTATTTTTAGTAGTGTTCGCATTAGTATTTTTATTTGGATGCAGAAAAATGGATATTCCCGTTATACCTGAAATAAATAAAGAACTTAACATTGAAGCTGCAGTTGGATTAAAGCTACAATCACCATTTGTAACAGAAGAAGTTGTTATGAATGTAAAAAGTGATGTGGCACAATCGGTTACTATTAAAATATTTGACATCGCTAATAGAGTAGTATCCAAAGAAACTATGAATGTAAACGTAGGTGATAATATACTAAAAGTATACACCAAAATACTACCTTCATCAGCATACAGAATTGGACTTTACAGCACTAAAGGAAGTGAGTTAGGTATAACCGATTTTAACAAATTGTAAACTAAAAAAACAAATAAAATGGCAGAAGAAGTAGAACAAGAATCAACCGGTAAATCATTTAAGAATATCATTATCGGTTTAGTAAGTACAGTAACATTAGGCATTGGTGGATTTATCACAAACAAATTAACAGGTGGTGATGATGAAAAAGCACCAGTACAACAAGCAGCACCAGTAATTAATATTCAAAATAACCAAACTCAACAAGCGGGTGGTGGTAAAACTGTAATCATCAACAAAGGTGGTGATACTAAACCAACACAACCTGTAGTTAAACCTAAGAAGAAAGAAGGTGATGAGTTTAAAGAGAAAGAGCCTGAATGGTAGTTTAACTTATAAAAAATTATAAAAATGGTAGAACAACCAACTGGGTTTAAAAACCTATTAAATAAAATGATGGCCAGAAGATGGTACATCACTGCATTAGTATTGGGTGGATTTATGTTAATAATTGGAGGCATATTTGCTGCTGTATTAGGAAAATCTCCAATAGCAGGGGAATGGAAAGAACTTCTATTATTATTATTAGGAGCATTCATAGGTTCTTATGGTAAAATCATCGACTATTGGTTTAGTGATACTGATAAGGATAAAATGTTAGTTCAGAAAATGGATGAGGAAGATGGTACTACATTGAGTAATACAGCAGATATGCCAAACAATCCAATTGTTCCAACGAATATATCTCCATTAGCATTACCAACATCAGAACCAAATAATCCACAACATATTGAATCTCCTTTCAAACCTGAAACAAAAGTAGGTGTTGAAGTGGATGAAGATGGTGATGGTGTAATGGATGGTATAGATAACGATGGTGATGGTAAAATAGATGAATACTTTACACATAGGCAATGTGAACACATCTGGGGTGATAGTGATGGTGATGGCGATTTAGAGTGTTTAAAATGCGGAAAAATAAAAGATGAAGATGCAGAGCAAGTGGGATAATCAAAGAGAAGATAAGCTAGCTAGAATTATCAAAATGGAATTAGAAATAATAGAAGCAATCAGAAATGGCCATAAACCTGCTGATAATGATGAATTCAAAAGTTACAGAGAAGAAATGAATAGGTTACGAATTGAATTAAAACTAAAATAAAAAGGAGTAACACTATGGGATTTATTAAAGAACTTTTCAAAGACAACAATGACATAAACGAAAAATCAGTAGTTGGTTTCTTGTCATTCACATGTATGGTAGCTGCATTAGCAGTAGACCTTATAACCGGTTGGATGGGTAGACCATTGGAAATCAATGAGTACATTTTTAACGGATTTTTAGTAATAACATTAGGTTCATTTGGCATTGCATCGGTTGATAAATACATTAACCGAAAAGCAGAACACGATGCAGCTAAGTTGGAAGCTGAAGAGGAAGGATAAAAATTTAGAAAGGGAGTTAAATACTCCCTTTTTTTATATTTATACTAAACAATTTATGTATGGGAAAATTATTCACATTATTAAGTTTCTTTTTGTTAAGCGTTGTTGCCGCTAATTCGCAAACAATAGGAAGCACTAAAACAGAACAATACAAAGCATCATTTGAAACAGCAATTGATATTTCTCAATTTTTAGATTATGATGGACCACAAATTCCAATTCAAATATTAAAGTGTGGTATATCTGATGAGATGTATGAAATGTATCCTGAACTTAAAGAAAAAAGAGTAGGATTGGGTGTTGCTAACATATCAATGGAGTATTTGGAAAACCTTAATCGTTTCAAATTTACCGAAGATAAAACAGAAATTAAGAATAGGATGGTTAAACAATTCCAAGCATCTCAAGCTGGTATTTCTGAAAACAAATTAGATGGTAGGGGAAAGATTAACTTAGCAAAATACTTTGTAACGATTGAGTGTTATGATTATTCCGTATCAGAAGATGAGACAGTAAATTTGAAAGATGGTATTAAAAATCTAATGGTGACTCGTATTGGTTTACAAGTTCGTTTTACTGATGCAGAAACAGGCGTAGTATTTGGAGCAAGTGGATTGGGTGAAGCTAAAACTACAAGAGAGTTAACCTTATTATCAGATGCAACTGTGGATCCAGTTAAGTTCAATCAATCAACTATCTCTATTGCAACTAAAAAAGCATTGGATATAGCATGTGCAAGGATTTTGGATAGAATGATTAAAAAACAAATATTTACAAAATAACAAACTATGGGTAGCGCACCAAAAAAACCAAGACCAATGAAATCTAGACGTAATGGATTAAAACATCGTGATAGAATTAATAAGAACAATGAAGTAATAAAAAAACTAAGTAAAAGTTAAATCTATGAAAAATTTTTTAATTTTATTTATTCTTGCATTTATGGGATGTACGACTACACAATATGTAATGGTAGACCCGAAAGATTCTACTAAACTTGTTGAAGTTCATAAAAGAATAATTTATGATGATATGTATTTTAGTTCACCATTTTATTATAATTATGACTGGTATAATAGGAACTATTATTATCAACGACCAATGATTGTTCCAAATTATAGACCTATAATAATTCATACACCCGATAGAGGACAACCGCATCATAGAGAAGGGAGTGCACCAATTAGAACATTTCCGAAAAGAAAAGATTAATACAAATGAAAAGATACATACTCTGTTTGTTTGTATTAATTATTTGTGCATTAACTCAAAAAGTAAATGGACAAACGTATTCGCAAACATTCATAGATAAGTGTACAGGCGAAACCAAAATAGCAACTACCACATATATAAATGGTAATGCTTATGTATCTTTCTATAATCAATCAAAAGTATTCACGCCACTTGAAGTTCAAAGTGGAGTATTGCAAGCATGGTTACTTGCAACAAAATCATCATACGAAGCATTAACTTGTCCCGTTACAAACAATCCTATTGTTCAACAAACGGTAACACAGGCGGTAACACAAGCTACATCACAGGCTGCATCAACTGCAGCAACTACTGCAGCAACTGCCGCTGCAAGTGCAGCATCTTCATCCGCATCTGCAGCAGCAAGTAGTTCAGCATCCACTGCCGCTTCATCGGTAGTCGCCCCACCACAAACAAATGTAGCACCTACGGCGGCACCACCACCTGCAAGTGGTAGTAGTTCTACACCACCTGCACAGAGTGGTAGTTCATCATCTTCATCCAGTAGTTCATCTTCATCATCTGAAAGTAAAACTGAAAGTAGTTCAACATCATCCGAGTCAAAGAGCGAGAGTAAATCGGAAAGCAAAACGGAAGAGAAAAAAGAAGAATCTAAATCTGAAAGTAAAGAAGAAAAAAAAGAAGAGAAGAAAACGGAATCTAAAAAAGAAGAAAAGAAGAAATCACAAAATATAAACCCAACATTATTAGCATCCGATTTAACAACGGCACAAAACCCTGATAAGAGATTTAATGTTATGTTATCAGTTGGGGTATCACATTCATCTATGGCAGGTGACAAATCATACTCTCTGAATGGTATAATTTGGAGTTCACTAAATCAATTTGCATTATCATCTGGCTATACTAAAATGGAATTTGAAGATGGTAAGTTAAATGCTATACACTCATACGGAGTTACTGCCGCATACCTAATTGGAAACTACATGAATATGGTATCATATACTTACATAAAACCTGATCCAAAATATGGTACGTATGGTTGTAATGTTGGAGTGATAGGTTTACTTTTAAAAAATCAAAAAGGTGGATTTGATTTCAATGTGGTATCATCCGCTGTAGGATTTTGGACAAAGCAGTACCCTGTAAATAGGAAATTAGTTTTATCACCGCAAATATTTACAATGGTATCACCATTATCTTATAATTCAAATGCAAATAATAGTACAAAAAATTCAAACGCAGGATTTCTAATTGGGTCATCTTTTGATTATAAATTAAGTAAGAGATTTGGTTTCAGTTTTAATTACAAAGCAAATATGAATACACAGCCTGGCTCACCTATATTACATAATTTTTTAATAGGTAGTAGAGTTATTTTATAATCGTATATTTATTCAAAAGTTATTCATTATTAACGAAATAAATCATTAATGAAAGAGGGTGAGGAACGGATTAAAAAAACTCCACGAAAGGAGAATGGAATACTCAAAAAACTTATTGCTGATGTTAGCAATGTTTTTCAATCCATTCGGGTTCGATGCACTTTTCAAATTAACGATGGATTTGACAGGTTCTTATTGGATTACGGACGTAATATTTTATTGCGTTTCGGGTCTCTTATTTGGTTCATATTTATTATTATCAAATTATCAAAATAAAAAAACTCAATGAAAAAAATAGTTGTTCTTATATCTTTACTTTTAATTTCAATTTTTGTATGTTCACAAGATACAATTCGAGTAAAAAATAAAGTATTTGAAGTTTTATATTCACAAAACTTAGAACAACCACTTTGGATAAAATACCATTCAACAAATAGACCTACAAATGTTAATAGGGGAGCAATGGATTTTTATAAAGAACCTAATATCAAAACATCAGATGCAGATGATTATAAAGCAAATGTATACGATAAAGGACATGGTGCACCCGCTGCTTCATTCTCTGATAATATGGTAAACCTAAAACAAACATTCTCTTATCTGAATTGTATATTACAAAATCAATATCTTAATAGAGGTGAATGGAGATTGTTAGAAGAGCAAGAAAGAAGATGGGATGATTTAGAAAATCTGACAGTAATAATTAAAGTATTCTTTGATGAATCTGTTAAAAGATTACCAACAAACGTAGCAATACCTTCTTATTTAGAAAAACACATATATTTTGAAAAATCTAAACAATGGAAATGTTTTGTATTTTTAAATCAAAAACCTGAATACCATTGGCAGCAATTAGAACTGACATGTGAACCAAACGCTCACAAATAATGTTTAGACCTAATCATTTACACTTATTAGTTAAGGGTTATTTAAAAACCCCACCTAAAACAGAAAAGATTCTTAATATCTTTTTTACACAATTAGTTAGTAATGTCGGAATGAAAGTAGTAGCCGGGCCTACATCGGTTTATGTGAATGAGCCGGGTAATGAAGGTATAACGGGAACTGTCACCTTAGCTACATCGCACGCATCAATTCACGTATGGGATGCAGAGAAGCCAGCAATGTTTCAGTTCGACCTGTATAGTTGTTCAGAGTTTACACCATCGCAAGTTCTAAATGAAATTGATTATTGGTTTGGACTTGATTCAGCAAATTGGGTAATGATTGATAGAAACCATAGCAAATTCTTTGAACTATCACATGGTGAATGGAAACAAAAAGGGGCTGGGGATAAAACAGTCGTTAAAGAAGGAAAATTTTTTGATAGTAATGAGCGATAACAGCATAAATAACATCTGCCCACTATGCGCCAAGCTCCTCTCAGGAGACGGGATATGTTGGCCATGCACTTTAGAACGAAATACCTAAACCTATGAGAGCCATAAAATTAGTAAGCCAAACCGAAGAAACCGAATTGATGATACGATTGGGTAACGAATTGAGTACCGCCGGATTCAATGCCGATACGGCGTGTATTATAACTGTTTCTACGGATTATAGTTCCGTGGTAGGTCAATACCTTCGGCACCGATTATCGAGCGGTGGTGAGGTTTGTGAGGGGTTTGGAGTGGATGTTCCATACCCTGATGAGAATTGGGATGATACGTATCAAACCGGATTGGCACGTGCATTCACCAACAACATGTCCATACTGAGAAAGCGGACCCCAATACTGGTTGAAGCCGGTGTGATTAGGGGTGGTAACTACGAATGGATTACAAATTGGATGCGAAAATATTTGGCATTTGATAAAAAAATTATTACATTAGCACTATATGAAAACCTACACTCTCGGTTTAAATCGGATTTTGTAGGCGAATACTATGATAACGAAACCGAAGATTTAACTTTTTGGTGGGAACGAGAAAACCGGCATTGGAAATAAAAACAAAAGAATGAAGATTAAGAATTGGGAGAAATTTGTAACAACAGATGAAGAACCCCCAAAATTCCAAAAGAAAAAACCCAAATCAAAGCGTATGTTGGGTGAAGAATGGATAAAATCGGGTAAAAAACCGGTTGAAAAGAGGCGTTTGAGGCCTGAATAGGGTTAGTGTGTAATTGCCTAATTCGTTGAAAACCAATGATATAAAAATTTATTTGGCGGATTGAAATATTTATGGTATATTTGTATTCATCCGTTAAATAATCGGATTAGTTCTTTAAAATATGGGGATGTTTGGAATCGATTGCTATGCAAAAGATAGTACCACATGCAGAGATATCGTATTAGTTCTCTTTAAATCTATACGAAACAATAACTGACGCTAAGTCAACAATGACCTTCGATGACCTTATGGCATTCGTAGGTGCGGATTACGCTGTAGCAGCCTAGTCCAACTCGGGTGAGTAACCTAGGAACAGAACTACTCTGAGCGTTCACGATCGACTCATTAAATAAAGATAGTGGAAATGGTTTTCTTTGTTTCATAAAACAAAGTGGTGGACTCGGCCCATAAAACGGTCAACCCTATACGGTGCAGACCATTTCGTTGGTATCAACAAAATGGCCAGTACTAAGCATGTGAATCTCTGGTATTATAGTTTCTTAGTAAGACGCGAGTTCGAATCTCGCCATCTCCACGAATATTATTTAAGTATGGTAATCCTACTAACACAACTAGCGGACTTGAATAATAAATAAAAAAAGATTTGGTGAATTGAAAAATTTATCCTATCTTACATTTAAGATGGTTGATTGAAGCCAACAACTAATAAAACCGATTGTGTGACCCCGTAAGGAATAAAGCCGGATATCGAACATCTTAAAAAAAGATTTGGTAGATTGAAAAAAATATCTTATCTTTATAAAGATTCAGAAATAAAGTAGTTGATTGGTTCGCCAGAAAACAAAATTGAGAATCTTTAAAAATAAATTTGGTAGATTGAAAAAGATTTCGTATCTTTAATTCTAACAAAGAAGTTCTTTAACATAATGAATAATTTACATAGTGAGTTCGTCTCACATAGTAAATAACCGCCGCCTATGGTGGTTAAATAAACTACGAAAGTAGGATAAAGTGAGTGTATTGGTTTAATACATTTGCGGCTACTCTCCCCGTAAGGAGAGATTAGCTTGAGTAGGCAAGTGGGGTATCACTTGGGCTTTGTACGAAAGGGTAACACTATATCGGAAGAGTTTGAGTGACCGGGGTAAGTAGATACTTCGGTTGAGTTCGGAAGAACAATAAGAATAACCCATAGAATTTATGTAAGAAATCAGAACTTAATCCCTTCTGACTATTGCGTGATTCAATATTAGAGTGGTCTTAACATCAAGCTATCCGAAAGGACGTAAGATAAGACTGTGTACAGGTGGTGCTGTTACTATCCTTTTATAAAGTGTACCAACGCTTATAAATGAAGATGACTCAAAATATGGTGATAGGGATATCACATCGGGTAGTTTAGTATTTCGTTTTTCAAAAGAAAACGGAGCTTGGGGCAAACCACTATCTGAATCCATCTACAAACCACAAACTTTTATCAAATGGAATTTGATTATTCAATAACAATAAAAGCATAAGTGTTTGCCAGTTACGGACGAAAGGTGTGTACATAGTAGGGAGTTGTTCTCTGCCACGATACCTCCGCAAGAGGTCTGTGATTCTATCTAAAAGTTTCTAATTCCGCAAGAACTAATCAGGCTGCGAGGCTTGAGGAAATGGAGTAAATAGAGAGTAAGACGTAACTCAAAGACTGATAGTCTCAAATCATCCACATTGTATCGGTACTACTCAAAAGGTAGTGGATAAGAAAGGAAACAAATAATCTTTCTAAAGTTGGTACACCTGAAGAGGTAATCTCACTCTTTTATTAGCGGAATTAGTGTAACGGTAGCACACTTACCTTCCAGGTGAGAGGATGGAGTTCAATTCTCTGGTCCCGCTCTATATGATATAAGTTATGAGTGATTTGAATTTTAATTGGGTAAAGGAAAACTTTGAAACTCAAGAAAATTTTGTATTTTTTGATATTGGTTGTGCTATTTTAAAACATTCATCAACATCAGAGATGCAAAAAATTTTACCAAATGGTAAATATTACGCATTTGAAGCAGCAAATCATTGGAACGATATTAATGGTGAATGTGATAATAAAGAATATGCAAAAGAAGCAGGAATAAATTATTATCATTGCGCAGTATCTGATATTGATGGTGAAATTGATTTAATACCATCTCTTACAGAAAACGGCCAACGACATCCGTGGTCAAGTAGTATTTTTAAAATGAATGATGCTACATCTACAAAAATATATGGTAATCCCTACTCTGTCAAATCAATTCGTTTGGAAACTTTTTGTAAAGAAAATAATGTAACTCCTGATTTTATTCATATAGATGTAGAAGGTGCTGAACTAAAAGTTTTTAAAAATATTGGCCAATATAAACCAAAATTTATATGGGCAGAAACATGTACGTTTCAACATTATGATACAAAAATTACTACCAAAGAATTTCACAAATATATGGAAAGTATTGGATATCATATAATTAGTTATTCAAATGGAAATGATACTCTATATGGCTTAGATGGATTTAAAACAACACCATACTGCAGTAAATTTTTATAAAATAGTTTATGAAAGAATTTAAAGATTTAATATTTAAGACACGTTTTACAGGCGAAGGTATAATTTCCAGATTACAATTTGATAATGGATACGGAGTATCGGTAGCAAAACACGATAGTTCCTATGGCGGAAAGCTAGGACTTTACGAATTAGCAGTATTGGATAGTTATGGTGAGTTACATTACGATAACCCTGTTGCTAAAGGTGATGTTGTTGGATATTTACGTGAGGAAGATGTAACGGATGCAATGGCACTTATTCAGAAATTTGAACCATTGCAATAAACTATGCCCCGGTGGTGAAATTGGTAGACACGCAGGACTTAAAATCCTGTTCGCCGAAAAAGCGAGTGCGGGTTCAAGTCCCGCTTGGGGCACAATATACTATCGTTCTTTGACATATAAGGAGACACACATTATGGAAACATTATCATTCATTTTAGGGATAGCGTTGGTGGTGGTTATTGCTCTTGCAATAGTTGCTGTTTATGCTTTCGTTAAGGTAGGAAAATTAGAAAACCAAATTAGAGATTTTGATAACAGAGAGCAAGGTATTTATCGAGCACTTAGTGATCAAGCTGATTGGATAAGTAAACGAATTGATGAAACTGAACGTAATATCAACGACTTGGAAAAAGAAGTATTTTCTCAATTAGATTCACGTTTAGACAAATTAGAAAACAAATTAATTAATAACAAAAAATAAAAATTAAAGTCAAAGAACGATAGTTATATTAAATTATTTTTTATGAGAGTAAATTGGAAAAAATTAATAATAGCAATAATATTAACAATAATATTGGGTTGGTTAATGTACTTAATATATCAATCAAGAATAGATAAGCCATTTAACGTAGTAAATTTATCTTTTAAAAATAAAATAATAAATGAGGAGTTTCCCGCTTATTATGATACCATATTGAGTGTTGGTTTAGATAATATCAACATAAGGGATATAACCATTGAATTACATCAAATATCAGAATCAACAAAAACAAAACTAGAAGGTGTTGAAATAAAAGCACATTTAAGATATTCGGATGGTATATACTATCTATTCGTTGATAAGTGGGGTAGAGATGAAACAATTACAATACTATCACATGAACTTATACACATTATGCAATATCATAGTGGTATTTTATATTATATGGATGGAATAGTGTTTTGGCAAAGTGCACCCAATTTAATTCACTACGAAGAATATGATTTAAATAATACAGACTATGTTAGCAGACCATGGGAAGATGATGCTTTCAAAAAGCAAAACGATATGGAACGTAGTATAACGGATATATTATATTAAAATATGGGCATTAGTGGATATGCCAAAAAGAAAAATAGATGTTTTTCATCCACTTATCGCAGGTATAGTACAATTGTAAGTGCTCTGATATTCCAAATCAGAAAAGGTCAGTTCGATCCTGACACCTGTTCAAATCTAACTATAATGCATAACTGGTTGATTACTAATGTATTAAAAATATATTTGGTAATATCAGGTATTTGTCGTATCTTACATATCAATCAAAAAATAAAATTATGTTATTTATTATTTATTTAGTATCTGTAACTTATTGCATTTTCAAAATGTATCGTAGTTACAAAAAAAGGGGAATTGACCCAATCTACGCAACACCGGGATTAGAAACAATGGCAATTATTGCAATGGCACCTGTATTGATGGCAGTTGATGTATCAATGACTTGGATTAGAGTATATAAAGAAGCTGAAGAATCTCGTATTAGAAGAAATAAAATTGAATTTGATTTTACTGATGATAAAGGTGAGATATTTTAATATATGAAATACATTTTAATAATTGCACTTATTATCATTAGTAATATAACTAATGCACAGAATGTTCCAATAAAGCCCAAACAAAAATGGGCCCGGATTGGTTTAATAACAAGCTCAATAGAATTAAATAATAGACAGGTTAGATAAACGTATGGAAAAGAAAAAAATATATTTGTATTTAGATGATGTCAGAATTCCAACCGAAGGTGAGTGGGAAGTTGTCCGAAACTATGATGAGTTTGTGAAACATATACTTTTGAACGGATTGGAAAACTATGAAGCAATATCACTAGATCACGATTTAGGTGAAGGTGCTATGGTTGAATATTATAGTAATGTTAAACCAAACTATGAATTAGATTATAAACGTATACCGGAAAAAACAGGAATGGATTGTGTACGATTTTTAATATTGGAGGTTATGAATAAAAATATATCATTACCAAAAATATATGTACATTCAGCCAATCCAATAGGAGCAGCAAATATGATGGGATATATAAATAATTATTTCAGAAATAATGGATTACCTGAGGATTGTGTAAAAGTGAAGATTGCCCATACCTATTCAAAGGAAATGAGTTTAGAAGAAAGAGAAAATAGATATAAAATTATTAACAAATATAAAAAATAAGTTATGTTAGGATTTGGAATTGGATTTATAGTAGTAGGATTATGGTTAGCATTTGAGGTTTGGAGAGCACCTATGATAGATGAGTATACAGGTAGAATACTTAGACCTACTAAAAAATTAAGTGATTTATTTAAAAAAAATAATAAAAACAAATAGTTATGGATGTAGAATTTAAAGCATCGTTTTTTGAAAGTGTACAGAAGGTTATTTGGTATGATACTAAGCTATGGAAAGCTTGGAATTTCATCAAAAGAGGTTTACCGAATTTTTTCAAAAACATATGGAGATTTAGGAAAGAGTTATATAACCATCAATGGTGGGATTACCATTTCACATTGGAAATGTTGTATCGTTCTCTGTCCATAGTGGAAAAAGGTATATCTGAACGAGGGATTGAAGTAGATGAGAGTAAAAATATAAAGGTAGTTAAAATGCGTAGAGCATTAGAACTACTTAATCATAAATTGGATAATGATTATGTGGAAAGAGCAGAATTGGAATTTGGTGGAATAGTATTTAAACCATTTAATCTTGAAGAATTGGAAAATGGAAATTATCGTTTATCATTAAATGAAACTCCTGCTGAAAAGAAACATTCGCGTAAGGTCTTTAAAAGAGCGGCGCAATTGGAAGATGCAGAGTGGAAGGAATTGTGGGAAATTTTTAAAGGAAAGAACTTTAAAACAATTGAAAGCTTTGATGGTAGTGATATGAGGACTTGGTGGGATTAATTTAAATCAATTATAAACAAATATACAACAATCACCATTATGAGCACTTTAATCGTTATCGGCCTCGTCCTACTCGTTACAATTCCCATTTCAATATTATGGGCAAAAGGAATTTCAAACATGAAAGAAAACCACCCAACCTATAAAGGTGATGATTTTTTAAGTACAGCCGCCGGCAGAGATGCTTGGGATGATGCTCATACAGAAGCAGAAATTTAAAAACAAATATAATATATGAAAAGAATACCGACATTAATCGTAAAATGGCTTGCTAATAAACTAGGATATAAAATTGCAATGCTCAAAGCGGCAAAGGGAATAACAACAATTGAAGGTGATAAAGAATTACTTCGATATGTAGACATAGCCGGTTATTTCTTTAAAAAAGAGCCAATAAAAAGAACTTATTAATAATAAAATATGAAAGAATGGATAGCAAAATACCAAAAAGCAATAGTTGGTACGGGAGCAATATCGGTACTACTGATATGCTATTTACAGCAAAAAGAATTAACAAAACTGCGTAGTGAAAGAAATGGTTTAATAGAACATATGGTTGATGCGCATGCCATGCAAGGTGGTGATATTGCAAAAGCACAATATATTGATTCATTACAAAAAGTAACTGATAGTTTATATGGTGAATTATTTCCTGCTCAAGTAGAACTTGGTAGATATAAAGTTGCTTATGAAATCTTTGTGGAAAGAAACCCAAAAGCAGCAAAGCAATACGGTGATATAATTTCAAATGAAACAGAATAATATGCAACACGATTTTGATATATTAGTTACTCTATGCGAAATTAGAGACCTATTAAAAAAACAAAATGAGATATTAGAAAATCAACAATCACAATCACAAACTAAAATTACAGTCGTTGGAAATAAGGTTAACCCGAATACCAAAGGACTGAAAAGTAAAGAAGATTTTACCCTATAAATAGTGGGTTTTATAACTGGTTGATAATCAAAGACTTACATATGTAGGTCTTTTTTTATGCGTATTACATTGGTAATCAATGAGTTATGGGATATGGAAAAATAAATTTGGCCATATCAAAAAAATGTCGTATATTTACATATATTCACAAATTAATCACAATAAAAACAACAAAAATTTCCGAGCTATGAGTTGGTACACAAATTTTAAGAAGGGCACAAAAGATGCCGTAGTAAATGCTAAATCAAAAGTATCATCCTTTTGGTATGATGATTATGATACATCATTTGACTATTTAGAAGAATATGGTTCAATGAAGTCAAGTGACTTGAATGCGTATAAAAATACACATAACCTATATAAGTTATCATCTGTTAGAAGGGCGATATCAAATTTCGTACAAATTGTAACTAACAAATCAATCCCTGTTTCTTTCGCTACAAAGAGTGATAGTAAAACAGATGGTAAAAAAGTTATCCTATCAGCTGATGTTGATGATAATTTTGATGTATCAGTTGGTTTGGCATTGCACGAAGGTTCACATATCATTCTTTCAGATTTCAAATTATTGTATTGTATGAGTCAGATGCGAATTAATACTGATAACGCTGATATACGTTTAAAACATCAACAACAATATCGGATTGATAATAACGAACAACCTTTATCAGATGATGAAATTGCAAAAATGTTGGAAGATACTATAAAAGATAATATTCAAAAATATGCACCAAATTATCAATCACAAATGATGGATATCTATTCCAATACGGGTAAGATTGGCAGTATGGGTTGGCCGGTATCTGAAACAATTGATACAATACAAGCTTTGACTAATTGGATTGAAGATAGACGTATTGACCAATACATATATAATTCAGCACCCGGTTATAGAGATTACTATACTCAAATGTATAATCACTATTTCAATGATAAGATAGTTAGTAAAGGTATTGCAAGTGATGAATTTACCGAAGAAACTATGCAGAGTTATATGTTCCGTATCATTAATCTAATGAATGAGAATACCGACTTGAGTAAGTTGAAAGGATTGAGAACAATTTATCGTATGATGGATTTTAAGAACGTTGCTAGATTGAAAACTACAACGGAATCATTGACTCTTGCAATTGATATTGTTGCTGAAATACTAAAACGTATAAAAGCTGAACCACAGCAATCAGGCCAACAACAACAATCAGCCGGTGGGAATGGTAATATGGATAATGGTGCCGATATTAATGAAGATGGTGAAAATGAAGAGAATGAAATGGGTGGTACTAATATGGATATTGATATAGCCGGCAATCAAACAGGCGAAGGTAAAGATATGTTATCTAAAACTGCAGCTCAACAATTATTAAAGAAATTCGAAAAACAAAAAGATTTTCTTAATGGGCAATTAAAGAAAAAAACTATAACCAAATCAGAACAAACAAAATTAGATACCATTCAAGAATCAGGTACTGAATTGGTTCGTGTTGGTATGGACTATGAAGGTGGCCGACTAGCTAAAGGTGTTGATTGTATCGTAGTGAAGAAGATTACATCTGATTTATTAAATAGTTCAGATTTTCCATTTACACAAAAGAGTTGGTCATCTGATGAACTTTGTGTATATCACGAAGATGAAGTAAGACGTGGTACTGTATTAGGTACTCTATTGGGTAAGAAACTACAAATCAGAAGTGAAAGTCGTGAGACAGTTTTCAGTAGATTGAAGAAGGGTAAGATTGATGGTAGAATGATTGCTTCATTGGGATATGATAATGAGAATGTGTTTTACACAAATGAGATAGACCAATTTAAGAAAGGCAACTTACATATATCAATTGATTACTCCGGCTCAATGCATGGTGGAAACTTAAAGAAATGTATTGTATCAACCGTTGCCATAGTGAAAGCTTGCCAGATGGCTCGTAATATCAATGTGCAAGTATCAATACGTTCAACCGATACGGGTGGTAAATGTTTACCATATATTGCATTGGTGTATGATAGCCGTAGAGATACATTCCGTCAGTTCTGTCGTTATATGAGTGTAATGAATTGTACTAATACAACACCCGAAGGTTTGTGTTTTGAAGCAATTATGAAAGAACTTATCCCATCAACAAATGATATGGATAGTTATTTCTTAAATTTCTCAGATGGTGAACCTTGTTTCAATATCAGCACTGGTACTGATGAAATTCATTATGGAGGTGATACCGCTGCAACGCATACTGCAAAGCAAGTGAAGAAAATGAAGAAAAATGGTATAAATGTACTTTCATATTTCATTTCTAATTATAGTCGGGATATAGAAGGTAATTCATCGTGGCAAACATTCAAAAAATGTTATGGTAATGACTCAAAGCATGTAAATGTAGAAAATATGTTTGAAGTTGCTAAAACAATGAATGAATTATTTTTAAAGAAACAATAGGCTCGGAAAGCCCCTATGTAGTGGGGCTTTACAACCCCCTACATAACTCGTTGATAATCAAAGGAATACATATTATTCCTTTTTTTATTGCGTAAAACGTTACAAATCAATGACTTATAAATACTTTTGGCTATGTCAAAAAAAAGTTGTATATTTGATATAATCAATCACCAATTAAAAGGATAATTTTATGCCTAAAACAAATGTAAAAAAATCACAAACTACTAAAACAAAAAAAATGGTAAAAAGAAAAACAACGCCTCGTAAGACAGTTAAACGTGTTAGTACAAAAAAATCAACAACAGATATTAATGTTGGTTTTACTACTGAATGTTACAAAGTAATTCAAATGGGTAGAACGTTCGCAATGTTAACTACGAAAAATGATGTAGTTCAGAAATTGGCCGGTGTATCTAAACAAAAGATGAAACAGGCTCATACCGAAGGTAAAGCAATTCGTGGGTATGTTGGTAAAACCGGCTCACTTACTTATAAAATGGTAGAGATGGATGATTTCAAAAAACTGGCAAACACAATCAATGATGAAGCATGTGATAGTGTAAGTGAAGCATTTGAAACACACGAACATCTTAAACAATTCATTCATACTAAAGGTATGGAACTGAAACCCGAAGGATTGTTTATTGAACAATTGAAGTGGAAATATCTTCTTCGTTCAGCAGTTAGGGGTAAGAACATAATGATGCTTGGCCCAACCGGTTGTGGTAAAACACTTGCCGCTCAATCTTTGGTTAAATCATTGAAACGACCTGATTTCTATTTCAACTTAGGTGCTACGCAAGATGCTAGAGCAGCTCTTATTGGTAACACACATTTTGATAAAATTAAAGGTACGTTCTTTAGTGAATCCGCTTTCGTTAAAGCAATCAAAACTCCAAACGCAATCATCTTATTGGATGAGTTGAGTAGAGCACATCCAGAAGCTGCGAATATCTTAATGACTGTATTAGATGCAGGACAACGATATCTTCGTTTAGATGAGGCTGATGGTTCACCAATTGTAAAAGTTGCAAGTGGTGTTACATTCATCGCTACCGCTAACGTAGGTAATGAGTACACAGCGACTCGTATTATGGATAGGGCTCTATTGGATAGGTTCGTAACTATTGAAATGGATTTGTTGGATAAGCAAAGTGAATATGAATTATTGAAATTCAAATTCCCTGAAGCAAACGATTACGAATTGAACGCATTGGCTGAGATTGCTGATACGACTCGCCAGTTAATCAAAACTGATATGAGTAAGGTATCAACGATTGTATCTACCCGTGTTAACGTAGAGGCAGCTGGATTGATATATGATGGCTTCTCTCTAATGGAGGCGGCTGAGATTGCAATCCTTCCATACTTTTCAAATGATGGTGGACTTGATTCGGAGCGTGTGTTCATTAAGCAATTGGTTCAGAAATTTATTAAATCCGCTGATGAATCAGAACTTTTTACAGAAGTGAAAGATGAAGAAGGACAGGATGAAGAAACTATCAAGTGGTAGTAGTTTAATGGTGATTAGTTAAGGGGGGACTTCGGTCCCTCTTTTTCTTTTTTTAGTATATTTAAGATATAAAAGTAAAGTTATGAAAACAATAGTATTAGGTGATACGCATGGACGTTCCAATTGGAAACTTGCGATACATCAAGACAACCCGGATAGAGTTATCTTTATAGGTGATTACTTTGATTCATATGAGATTAGTGGGGTAGAACAGATTGATAATTTTAAACAAATAATCCAATACAAAGAAAATAACCCACAAGTTGAAGTTATAATGTTGATTGGTAACCACGATCATCATTACTTTCCTGAAATTGGTTACACCGGAACTAGTGGGTATCAATCAGGAGTTGGCCACTCAATTACTCAAGTTATAGATGAAAATAGACATCACCTACAAATGGCTTATGGTTTTGAAGATTATTTATTCACCCATGCTGGAGTTAGTCCTGTGTTTATGGACCAAGTATTTGGTACTGATGGTTGGAATGAGGAGAGTGTTATAGTAGACTTAAATGAGTTGTTTAGATATAAACCTAGAGCATTCCTATTCAATGGGTTTGATTCAAGTGGTGATAGTCAAACACAAACTCCAATTTGGATTAGACCTGGATCATTAATGTCTGTGAATAAGAAACATAAAAAAGGTTTAAAGAAAGACTACATTCAAATTGTAGGTCATACTCAAATGAAGAAACTTGATTTAGTGGGTAGTGATAAATTTACGGGTGGAAGATATTATTTTATAGATACTATGGACACATCGGGACAATATTTGATAATAGAAGATAGTACATTAAAAGTAAATTCAGTAAGATAAAAGTTATGAAAGTAGATAGAGAAAAGTTGGAATGGTATTTAAAAAATATCAGAAGGGATAATGAGAATATATCAGATACCGAATTGATAAATAAATTGGCAAATTGGATAGAAAGAAATCCAGGTTGTATTGATGCGAATGGTGTATCGGATCGAGGTCGTTATTATTATTCAACGGTCGGTTATGGTATATTCAGTTTGTTAGGTGAGAGATATCGAATGGGTAGAATAGAAGTGTTTGATAAACAAACTGAAAGTAATTATCAAATAGATGAAGGAAGTTATTGTATGCCGTTTGTAGCAGCAAATCAATTTGAGGATTTCATAGAATCTTTACAAACTGATTTACCAATTCATATCGAAATGGGTAGTGTTGATGAATGTAATAGAGCAACCGCTGAAGAGTTGGGAATAGAACCCGATAAGATGCATGATAAAGAAACAATAAAAGAAGTTTACAAAAAGAAAAATGATATCTACGCAAAAGAGCAAGGATATAAAGATTGGGATGATTTATTAGCACATTCAAAATTTGGACCTAAAAATAAAGACAATGACACGAACACAACAAAAAACAAATAAGGAAAGACTTATATTAAAAGAACTCATTGATAAGATGTTTGAAATAGCAGGACACCCTCTTAAATTTGAAGATGTAGAAGGTAGAACCGATAATTGGTTTCAACAATACACTATGACTGAAGCTCAAAATACAGAGTGGCGAGATTGGGGTACTAAATTTATAAGTAAGAAACGTCGCTTTGGTATAAAATTAGCTGATCGTGAAATGAGAATGCTAGACTTATATTGTGGATTAAGTATATCAGATAGTAGATTTGCAAAAGAAGAAAACAAAATAACTATGAAAGAACAAAAGAAGTTGCTTATTGAAATAATGGAATCAGATGCTAAGGATGGTTTGTATAAACAACAAACATCAGTAGAATGGCTATTCATTCAGTTATATGAAAAGTTTGAGATGAAGGGTGATGGTAAAGAGATGAATGCGATACTCGAACAAGCCAAAGCAATGGAAGCTGATAAAATAGTAACCGCTTATGAAACCGGATGGGTTAATGGTGATTTAAAGAAAGCTCCCAGATTTGGAAGTGATTATTACGAACAAACATTTAATAAATAAAAAGTAAAAAAATAAAGTTATGGGATTTTTTAGTTGGAAAACACAAGACACGGATAGAAGTATTTGTAACTCATACTCAAATAGAGTGCCATTTTTAGTTCAAATGGTTGATAACAATGGGAATGTATGGAGTGAAAACGAATATGATGGGTATGGTAGATTTGGTAATAAAGATTATTACGAACTACTTGCTGAAATGAACGGAATTGAATGCGATTTGATTGGTGAAGAATATACCTACTATATGAGAGGTGCAGGTATTGATTTAGCATTTAAAAATAATCCATCGGGTGTAGGAACAGAAGGTGTATTATATCCTAACTTAGTTGAGATGGCTAAGGGATGGGAATATGAACGGATGGGACCTGATACTTGTGACTTTCAGGGATATTTTTATGATGAAGAAGAACATTTAACCGATACGATGTCAGAAGATAAGTATTGGAAAGCAGTAACAACGTATAGTGAAAGAAATTCAATTACAGATGAAGATTTGTGGTAATAAAAAATAAACAATATGCTTAAGATAGTTAATACGGGTGAGTTATATAAGATAGTATCACATGATGTTAGGATTACGGATATAATAGTTGAGCCTGATTTTTATAGATTTAATTTCAGACATGAGGCATATCCAACAAAGGATTTTGATTATCATTTACAGAGGGATAGTTTGTATAGTTTTGATGCAACAAATTATTTATATAAGGGGTGGTTGCATTATGGAAACAATAACAGTATTTATTCCATAAACAAAAATTCCCTATTGGCAACATGCAACTTTTTAGATTTCTTATCAGATTCAGTACACGATTGGGATTTCGTAACAAACAAATAAACATTAAAAATTAAAAATAAACATTATGCCAAATTGGTGCAGTAACACATTAGAAGTTAGAGGTAACGTAGAACAACTTAAAGAATTTACAGAAAAATCATTCATAGCAGAGACTGGTAAATTTACAATGGATGGGCTATTACCAACTCCAAAAGAATTAACAGAAGTGACTTCGCCTGTTATGTGGAGAGGTGATGAAACGGATCTAGAAGGTAAGGCTACATTTGAAGCCGAAGCAAAACGAATTGAGGAAACTTATGGACATGCTGATTGGTATTCGTGGAATACAACTAATTGGGGAACTAAATGGGATGTGGCGGAATCAACTATTGGATTTATGGATGATGATGCACTTATTGTTTCATATGATACGGCTTGGAGCCCTAATATAAATTGGGTGGAACAAGTTAGTAAAATGTTTCCTGATTTGGAATTTAGATTAAGTTTTATGGAGCCAGGTTGTAATTTTTGTGGAGTAGCACATTGTGTAGATGGTGAAGTAGAAGTTTCGGAAGGTGATATTGAATGGACAGATGAAGATGGAAATCCGGTTGCAACAAATGATGATGGTAGGTGGTATCGTACAGATACAAATGAAATAATTGAGGATGAAGATTTTTATCCGTTTGAAAATAACCCATTTGATTATTAAATAAATTTATTATGAACATAATACAAAAAGTAAGTGAAGATGAATTTGCAGATGAATACATCTTATTGAGTAAAGAATCAGTTGATAGATTGGTAAAACGAAGTGAATTTAAAGATGATGAACTGACTCAGAAAGTAATTGTCCAATTTGGTAAATGGATACACGCAAATAATTTAATAGAGGAAGATAATTAAAAAATAAGTTATATGATTTTAGATACAATATACAAAAAGACACAAACGGGTGCAACACAAGAGTGGACTATTGAAGTAGTAGGTAACAAATACAGAACACATAGTGGCCAAGTTGGTGGTATCATAACTACAAACGAATGGACAGTTGTTTATGGTAAGAACGTTGGTAAAGCAAATGGTACTACTGATGGTGAACAATGTATGAAAGAAGCAGTTGCAAAGAGAACAAAGAAGTTAGAGAGTGGTTACTTTGAAAACATTAAACACATAAACAAAACACAATACTTTGAACCAATGTTGGCGAGTAAGTGGGAAGATAGTAAGGATAAGATTAGTTACCCAATATTCTCACAACCAAAATTGGATGGTATTAGATGTATCGTTACAAAGGATGGTATGTTTAGTAGAAATGGTAAACCAATTATTTCAGCACCACACATTAGAGAAAGTTTAAGTGAAGTGTTTGATGTATATCCTGAATTGATATTGGATGGTGAGTTATATGCTGACAAGTTCGCAAATGACTTTAATAAGATTGTATCATTGGTAAAGAAAACAAAACCAACTGATGCTGACTTAAAAGAAAGTAAAAAGAATATTCAGTATTGGATATATGATTTACCAGATAATGATATTCAATTTGGTGATAGATGTGATAGATTGAATGAATTGTTTGAAAACTGCATTGCATTCAAAAAACATTGTGTTGAAGTTGAAACACATATTTGTAACAATGAAAACGAAGTGATGGAATTATATGAGAAGTATGTGAACGATGGATTTGAAGGTCAGATGTTAAGAACAAATGGTAAGTATGAAAACAAACGTAGTAAAAACTTATTGAAACATAAATCATTTATTGATGAGGAATATACAATCGTTGATATTTGTGAAGGTGAAGGTAACAGAACCGGAACTGCCGGTTATATGGTATTCGAAACTGCTGACGGTAAAACATTCAAATCAAATGTGAAAGGAACGTGGGAAGAAACTGCTGAGATGTTAAAGAGTAAAAAGAAACTAATTGGTAAAGAAGCAACCATTAAGTATTTCAATTTAACACCGGATGGCATACCCCGTTTTCCATATGTTACTGCTATTGATAGGAAAAGCTATGAATAGGTATCATATATAAAAAACCATAATATGTAACCGGTTGATACTCAATACAACCCGGCTAACTGGTTGATTATCAATGAAAAAAAAGTTTATTGATAATCAACCAGTTATGTTATGCTAAATACCTACTCTCGCTAACTCGTTGATTATCAACAAACTTTTTTTCTAAAAAATTTGGCCATTAACTTAAAAATCCGTATCTTTACGAAGTAAAGTTAATAACAATTTTATATGGGGGTGTATATTGCCCCTTTTTTAATGTCTAAAAATGTATATTATGAGTAAGTTAAAATTCACAACAATTTCCGCCGCTAAGAAATCAACCGGTCTATCTTATTTAGGTAGTGTTGCTTCATCATCTAAAATCGCTAAGGGGTTGAAGTATAACGAAATGACTTATATATTGTATCTTGCTCCGGCTGATATGAGTGGTTATAATGTTTGTCCTATGGCGAGTGCCGAATGTAAAGAAGCTTGTTTGAGTGAATCGGGTCACAATCGTATTGATGTTAAAAAGAATAATATCAACAAAGCACGTATCAAAAAAACTAAATTGTTTTTTGAACATAGAGAATTCTTTATGCATTGGTTACACGCTGAGATTTGTAACGCTAAGTTGAAAGCTGAAGATTTGGGTATGAGATTTTCAGTTCGTATCAATGGTACATCTGATATTTCATTAGAGAGTTTCAAAATCTATGGTATGAATATATTGGAGTTTTTCAATGATGTTCAATTTTATGATTACACTAAGGTTGTTAATCGTTTCAAATTGTTAGATAAATATCCTAACTACGATTTGACTTACTCTTATAGTGGACACAATATGTTACATTCATTAGCATTATTAGAAGGTAAGAAGGGACGCGTGGCTATGGTGTTTGAAGGTAAACAATTACCAAAAACATTTATGGGTTTCAAAGTAATTGATGGTGATGAATATGATATGAGATATTTGGATGAGCAAGGTGTAATTGTAGGATTGAAGTTTAAGAAAGTTCGTAACAAAATTGATACATCAAACAACGTATTCATCATTCCAATGAATAGTGAATTTAGTGTGTATGATGTTAATCCAATGTTGACTAAAGCAGCACAATCAAAAATCAAAGTGAAGTAATATGAACGATTCATTAATTAGAGCATTTGTTAAAAAAGTAAAATCAGAAAATATGAGTAAATTAGATAAACTTAAAACCGAATTGAAACAATGGGAAGATATGGTACCTGTAAATAATATGGGTAAGTGGGCACGTCAGTCTAAGATTGATAAACTTAAACAACTGATTGAAGATAATGAAGACTTAGGACCTGAATTTGATGGTGCTGGGTTTAGTGAAGATGATAGAATTGTAAACGGACAATATATGGTAAACGAAAAAAATAAGAAGTAATATGCAAGTGAAAGAATCAAAAACAAATTGGCACTTTAGAATTAGTGTAGCTAAATCAATATTAAGAATCGCCGCAGGTATGGCACTTTGTAAATCAGATTTCGTTTCATCGGGTATCTTATTCGTTGTGGCTGAAATGTTAGGAATTGTTGAAGAACTTTAAAATTAATAATATGAGTAAAGTAAAAGTAAAATTAGAAATGATGCCGTGTATAAAATGTAATAACGATATGCCGGTATTACGATTCACAAAGTATGGTTACAAACATTGTGTTAATTGTAGTTCAGTTGAACGTGTTGGTGGAGTTCAAATAGCAAACCACAAAACAGGCAATGAGATACAGGTCTTACCAATGGAAGTTGCCAATAACCTTAATCGTTTAGCACAACGTAGTGGTTATGGAGTTATGAAAGGTATGAAACATAATTAAAATAAAATATATGATATACACAAAATCAGAATTAAGAGAAATGGAAACCATTGAGCAAGCTTGGGATGGTGATGAACTTAAAGTAGAATGTAATGACTTTAGAGTTTGGTTAGTTCATCCTGAAAATCGTAAATGGAATGGTGATTACGTTGTTGAAATTAATAACAATGGTAAATGGGAACAGAGAAGTTATTCTTTCTAAAAATAAAATAAAATTATATGAGTAAAGTAAAAGTATTAGGTAAAAAGTATGGTATTGAAATTACAAAGCCGTGGAGTAACGAAATGTATAATCACAATGATAAAGTTGGTGCTATAATGAAAGAGAACATCTTACAAGCCCTAACCGAAGTGTATAAAAAAAATGATGAAGCCGCTCTAAGAGAAATTGGTAAATCGGTATTGGCTTATGGATTTGGACAGGGTTATAGTATGGATGAAATGTATAATGAAATTTGTAGTGAGTTAGATGTAGTTCAGAACTTTTGGTTGAATGATGAATATCCTTACTTAGCAAAGAAGGGATATGTGAGAGTAGTTGAAATCGGATTTGTTGGTTATGATAAAAATATATAATATGAATTACGAAAATGTTATTTGTTGTAAAGGTAGAGATTGCCAAAAGACAACCGCCGATGAAGATGTTTATGTAGAATTACGAAGTGACAATTATGGTATTCCTACGGGGTATTATTGTGATGATTGTTATGAAAACAATTATCCATATCGTAGGGATAACTACTATGACTATATGAACGCGGGTGAGTATTTAAATGATGATTATTAAAAAAGAAAAGTATGAAAATGATAGTAAGAACTATTAAGAAGTTAGTTAACAATTGGTTAATGCTTGAGGATAGTGATGAGGTTAAGTTATTAGAAAAACAATGGCAAGAAAGATTAAAAGAAATACAAAATAAATAAATTATGAGAGCAACTGATGAAAAAGCAATAGAGTATATTAAGAGTAATCCTATTGTAAAGAAGTTTATTGATGAAGTGAATACAAAACGATTAAACTATTATACTACGGCTAATATGGTTAATCAATATAAAGAATTGACAGTTGAAATTGGTAATAAGTATATTCGTTTATGGACGGGAACTACGTGTTGGGGTTTCATTAGTAGAGTTGATGGTGATTTGAAAGGTGCACCAATTAAGAAAGGTGATTTATTAAAACCGGCAACTTGGAAAGCTCCGGCAAAGCATGCAAGGGGTAACATATTGGAAGGAACTGCTATGTGGGGTGAATACGGCCCGTCATACATTAAATAAAAAATCATAAAATGATACAAACAATACTGATAATTTGGTTTTTTCTAACATTACCAATAGTATATCAAGTGAACAAATCACTAAAAAATACAAAAGATGAATGGGTATCGGAAAGTTTTATGTTTCAGATTACTTTGATAATAAAAGCATTTTTCAAAGTACCACAATATTACATCTTAACAATAATAATGTTATTCAAAAAATAAAAAATAAAATATGTTTAAAGAAATTTCAGAGAGAATACAAAAGACAAATGACCAAAGAGTTAAAATGGCATTAACAATTATTAATGTTATGGAAACATCAAAAGATATTGCACTGAAAACAGCAGTAGCTACATCTATGTTGGAAATGTTAAGTACATCAATGATACCAGAAGATGGTGCTTTGGTTAATTTAATCAATAACTCAATTGATAAAGTGTGTGATATCATTTCAAATGAAACAGGTGTTTCAGATATCAAAGATAGATTGTTTACTATACTAAATGAATCAAAAGAAAAGATAGATAGGATAGAGGCTGGTAATTCAATACTCAATAACATTAACTATAACTAAAATAAAACAAAATGGAAAAATTAAATGACTCCTTATTAAAAGAAGCAATTGAAATGTTTGGAAGTGATACTGTCCACGAAGTAAGAACTATTGTAGAACTATCTGATATAGATGGAGCTATAAGTATGTTTGAAGATATGAGTAAATTTGACCACGCAGATTGTGTTCAATTTTTGTATATAACAGATGAATATTAAAATAAAAATTATGGGATTAGATATGTACGCTTACGCTACTAAAGCAAAACCTGCAAAGGAAGTAGATTTTTCAACCGATGAGAATGATGAACAAATATATTATTGGAGAAAGCATCCTAACTTACATGGTTGGATGGAAAACTTATATAATGAGAAAGGTGGTTCAAAGGATAGTTTCAATTGTGTGCCAGTTGTATTAGATAGTGAAGATTTGGATATGTTAGAACAGGATGTTAAGGATGGAAATCTGCCCGATACGTCTGGTTTCTTTTTTGGTGCAAGTAGTGACGAAGTTGATGAAGCTGATTTGGAATTTGTAACTGAAGCTCGTAGATTGATTGTAGAAGGTTACACAATATATTACACAAGTTGGTGGTAAAATTAAAAACAAAAATATGAAATTTAAATCACATTATCCACCCTTATCATATAAAGGTGCGATTAGTAATAAATGGTATGTTATATGTAGTTCGGATGGCGATGGTTGGGTTGAAGTTAATAGGCACTATCCGTGGAATGAGTTGGAAAAGTTGTGGGATAAAATTGAGTATGCAAAACCAAAAGAGTTTAGTAAAGTCAAAGTGAAAAAAGAGTACAAAGTAAATGGAAGTAAAGGTAATGTATATAGTGTAGTGAATGATGATGATTTTTGGACTTGTAGTTGTCCTGCGCATGGGTTTGGTAGGGGAAAGGATTGTAAACATATAAAACAAGTAAAAGATGAAACATCTAAAAAAGGAAGTAGAAAAAAAGTATAAAGTAGATGAATATCAACGTGATTCTCTATTCGCTGAACTAAATCAATTTTGTACATTCTCTATTGGAAAAAATGGTGATTACATTGAAGTGACTGAATGGGCAAATGGTGAGGGAATGGATATTGATATTGAAACATCACAAAGACAAAGATTTCAGTTGAGTTGGGGTCAATATGAAGCTATGAAACATTTAATTTCTATAATAGAAAAAAAATGAAAATAATTCCATCGAGAAGAATATTGTGTAAAGAGTGTAAAAAACTAAAACACGCAAAAAAATACCAATGGAGGGTTAAGGATGGTGTAACTACTCTTGATTCTAAAACTTGTTTGACTTGTAAAAGTGAAAACGTTAAAGCATTGCGTAAATTAAAAGTAAAACATCCACAACCCAAAAATTCAAAGTGCCAATGTTGTGGTAAAAAAACAAAATTACATTGCGATCATTCACATAACAAAAGTAAAAGGTTTAGAGGATGGCTGTGTAGTAAGTGTAATGTTGGGATTGGTAATTTGGGTGATACCATAGTAGGATTAAAGAGAGCATTAAAGTATTTATCAAAATAAGTTTAAAACAAATTAAAGATGAAAGCAAAAGAAAAAAGATTCATACAATGGGTCAAAAAACAATGTAAAGAAAATGGTATCAAATGTGATTTACGCAAAGTGAAGTATTTGAAGCTAAGTGGTAATATAAAATGTAGTGGTTACTTTGATGATGAAGAAAGAAAATTAGTAGTAGCAATGAATAGACCTGATTGGTTAGGTATATTGGTACATGAGTATTGCCATTTAACACAATGGGCTGACGGTATTAAAATTTGGACGCAAGGTTGTGAATCTTTATCAAAAGTAGATGTTTGGTTAGCAGGTAAAAGTGTTAGAGGTATCAAAACTGCATTAGAACAAAGTAGAGACTTAGAGTTGGATAACGAAAAGAGGTCGGTTGCTTTGATGCAGAAATGGGATTTGGATATTGATGTTGATGAGTATATCAGAAAAGCAAACGCTTATGTAATGTTTTACAATTATATGTATCACAGTCGTAAATGGAGTTCGCCTGGTAATTCACCTTACACAAACCAAACGATTATATCTAATATGAGTAACAAATTCAATATGCGATACAATAAAATGAGTGAACGATTAGTAAAATTATACAAAGAACAAAATATATAAACAATGTTGAATATAGAAAATATACATAGAATTGAAGGGCTGACTGCAAATCAAAGATACATTTCTCATGCAGGTGAAACATCATTAACAATTAATGGAAGTAGTGGTGATTATTATGAATTTGTTATCAACAAACAAGCTGATGGTATAGATTATAATAATGAATTGAGAGTAGTTTTATATAGAAAACCAAATGGGCTTGGACTATATTCATTATTTTGTATGGGATTACAAATTGTAACAGAAATACAATTACATAGAAGGGAAATTACTCAACCATCTGATTTAGCTAACAACATACGCAGTGTATTACAAAATGTATACGCATATTATAACAAATAAAACAAAAACAAAACAAAATGGAACAAAACACATTCAAAAGATTAGAAGATGATAGAATTGCATTAAACGGATTAATTTGGGGAAATGACCCTGCTAAAGCAATTGATATCAAAAACGAACTAACTGGTAACAAAGTACATTCAATTAAATTGGAAGGAACTTATTACTATCCGTATTCAATTTATACACCTAAAACAAAAAAGTAATATATGAAAAAACAATTTAAAATTGGCGAATACGCAATCGGTGGAATTATCGCTATTGAAACAAAAAATGATGTGATGAAAATTGAAGCATTGGACTATGTATCAAAAAACGTAGTGATGGAAGATAAGTTTCATATGCAAAATTATAATTTCATAAATCAGATTGATAGTTTTTTAAATGAACTGACTACGTCATACTACGCTGATAAGATAATCAATTATATTAAAGATAAAAAATAAAAATGGGACAGTATTACAAAATAGTTAATATAAAGAAAAAACAATACATTACCCCACACGTATTTGGTGATGGTGCAAAGTTAATGGAATTTAGTATGAGTGCTAATGGTGTATTAGCTGGATTGGCAATATTACTTGCTGATGGAAATGGTAGAGGTGGAGGTGACCTAAATAGTGATAACAAAATTGTAGGTAGTTGGGCTGGTGATAATATTGTGATTGCAGGTGATTACGCTGATGTGGGTAGGTTTGTAAAAGAACCCAAACAAAATTTATACGAAGTTTGTCAGGCAGAAGGTGAAGATATATCCATAAAAGTATTGGATGCATTATTTGATGATCGGTATTTCTTTGAAGAGTTTAGAAAAAATAGAGCAAGTTGGACATCCATTGTTGAAGTAGATAGCTTGATTAAAACAAAATTAAAAGAAAAGGGTCTATCAGAAACAAAAACATTTAATATACGTTCATCAAAAGATACAAATGTTACCTACAAAGTAACTGATGATAATGGAACATGGGAATGTGATTGCCCTTCATTTACTTACACAGGTGGAAAGGAATGTAAACATATCAGAGAAGCCAAAGCAAAATAAAATGAAAACATATTACGATATAACTATAAATTCTCAATCGGGTGATGCTATAAACATTAAAGGAGTATCGTATTCACAGATGATGAAGATAGTTAACGATAATCCAACTTTACAAAAGCTGGAAATATTAAAAGAATATTCAAAAAAAATTAGTAAATATTAAATTATGATAAAAAGTAAAGTAGAAAAAACAGGAATTGAAATTGATTTGACGGGGCCAGATGGCAATGCGTTTACATTAATTGGGTATGGTAGTAGATTGGCCAAACAATTAGGATTAGATAAAGATGCCATTCAAAAAGAAATGATGAGCGGTGATTATGAGAACTTATTGAAAGTGTTTGATAAATATTTTGGTGAGTTCGTAACATTGTATAGATAAATTTTGTAAAACAAAATAATTGTTGTACATTTATAAAAATAAAATAATATGAGCAGAATGAATGAATTGTTTATGAAAAAATCACAAAGTGAAGGTGACCAGTTTTTGGATGAGGAATATCAATATAAAGAATATTTGAAATCCGTAGCTGAAGCAGATAAAAAACTTAGTGATGAATTTTTTGAGCAATTAAGTATTGAAGAAACAAAAACAAACGAAAGTGGAAATACTAAGTGAAATAATTGAACTATCAAATGAAATGATAGATACGCTTGATGAAAGTGGTTTTTTTGAAGAGCATGTCTTTTTGGAAAGATTACCATTGAAACGTAAATTACAAATTGTAATGCAAAGGAAATGGGAGCAAGAAGGTGAAATAAAATTATCGGATTCGGAATTTCTTTCCGTATGTAATTCAGCAATAGGTGATAATATTGCTGATACGCTTGGTAGCTTAGTTAATAAGGGAGCAGTGTATATGAATGTAGATTCAACAGGTGAAATAAGTTATACAGCAAATAAGGGATTTGATTTGAATAATATATAATATTTATAGTAAATAAAATATGGCATTTACATCCGTTCACACAATAGATGAGGCTTCATTAAATAGAGTTTATCAACACGTTTCTGGAAATAAGAATGTTAAATCATGGGGAATGATTACGGCATTTAGATATGCTAATAACAAAAAAGAAAATCTAAATGCTAATAAAAGTTTAGAAAATGATTTAAGAGGAAAGGGTTTAGGATTTTTCAGAGTTGAAGGTCATTGGCAAGAATGTCAGAACAAAGATATTCCATACGCTGAATGTCCAAAAGAACAATTAATGGACTCTACTGAAACATCTTTTTTTGTTCCAAATATAAAAAAAGAAGATTTGCACGGTTTGTGTAAAAAGTATGAGCAAGATGCCGTAGTTTATGGTGGTGAAGATACTAACAAAGAAGCTACATTGGTATTTAAAGATGGTAGTGAGGAAAGTGTTGGTACATTTAAACCTGATAAAGTTCAGCAAGCATATTCTAAATTGAAGGGAGGTAAAACATTTGCTTTCAATAAAGATGAACCAAAGAAAAAAGATGAACCCGTTAAACTTTCAGATAAACTACCAAAGAATGTAGCAAATCTGAAAATCAAAAATCCTAAAACTGGAAATGATATCAAAGTGAAAAGTGCATTAGGATATGGAAAAGACTCGCCAGTATATAAATTGGCACAAAATATGATTAAAAAACAAAAACAATAAAATTTAAAATTTAAAAAGTTATGACACACAAAGAAGCAAAGAAAGCATACCCATCGGTATTTACAGCGGTACACTACGATACAAAAGTTTCAGTAGAAATAGACCATAGTGATTTGGATTTAGATAAAGTTATGGATGCATTCCAAACACTAATTATAGGAATGGGATATCACGATGAAGCATTTAAACATTGGGTATTGGATAGAGCAGATGAGTATAGAGAAACTGATAGAGAAGATTTTAAAGAAAAATTAAACGAGTGGAAGTTTGATGATGAAGATATTGAAGTTCCACATTCAAACGAACATTGGAATGCCGATGAAAGTGATTTCTTTGGTGTAAGTGATGAACTTACTGAAAAAGAAGAATGGTTAGAAAATAGATTATCAGAAGATTCATTTCCACATTATGTAACCAACGAAGAAGCCGATGAGGACTTTCTTTCTACATTAGAGCAAGATGAGCAAAGGTATGAAGATTCACATATGTTGACTAGTTTTCCTATTGTAGACCCGTTTACATCTGAAACTAAATCAAATTTCAATGGAGCTACTCAATTCATTTTAGATTTTGTTGAAATGCAAGGCGATGCTACTTATACCGAAATGAATAATTACTATCGTAAAGCATTTGGTTCAAATAGTTTTTCACACATTCTAAAGAGTTTAATTATACCTTATAAGAATAGACCAACACGTCGTTATTTAGTTAAAACAGGTGGTGGGAATTATGAAGTGAAAGTAGCTACACCTTCTAATTGGATTGATTTAAATTCATAAACATGGGGTATCACCACCATCATTTGTCAAGCGTTGAACAATTGAAATCACAATTGGAAAATGATGGTGTTGAAGCTTTCGTAAAACGATATTCAAAATATGAGTGTATACTTGGTGAAACAGATAGAGTTGAGTTTGTTAAAAAAATAATTAAAGAATTTAATGAAAAACGAACCATTAATACTACACATTGATTTAGGCAATCAATCGGTTTCAAATTGGTTAAGAGAAAATAAATACATTATATTCTCTGAATTAGTTAGATATGCCGATAAGTTAATTAAAGATGACTTGGAGTTAATTCAGGCCATTATGGTATCTAATTTGGCTGATAACATTGTGTTTATATTGAAGCGAGAAAATATTGATTTGATGTTAGATAAGGCAATGGAATACTTTATGTCAATTGAGGAATACGAAAAATGTGCTGAAATTCGTAATTTATATATACTTATTCAAAAATCAAAAGATGAAACAAAGTATATTAAAGATTGTGACTCAAATAAAAGAGCACCTAAAACAAATAGACGATGATGGAATTTCGCATCCATTGTTGGAAGATGTTTACGAATCTTTAAATCTTATTGAAGATGAAGTTTATGACGATGACGCTCGTGGACTATCATTTGATATGGATGATGAAGATTTTTAATTAAAAAAAACAAAAATGAATAAGTTACTTTTAGGTATTGTGTTTGGTTTCCTAGCACAAATAATTACTTTTTTGCAATTACAAGGAAATATTAAATACAATTGGTATCAAAGATTTCCAATATTGGTTTTAGCTACGGCAATTCCAATCAGTTGGTTATTTATTAAATCAGTAGAATCATTTGTATTAGCATTCAATGGTGAGATATGGCCATCGAGATTAATAGGATTTGCTATTGGTATAATTGTATTTGGTATTATGAGTCATTTTTTATTTAAAGAGCCGGTTACTATAAAAACATTTGTATGTTTGATGTTAGCCTGCTGTATATTAGGAGTTCAAATTTTTTGGAAATGAGAAAACCAGAATTAGTCAAAGTTGGTGAGGAGCTATATGAAATAGTTAGAAGGTTTCCAATCAGTAAATTTTCAGTTGAGATAACCGGTGGTGATGCAGAATTTCTAAGAGAATATTATAGAGTTGAAAAAATACTAAGGAGTGCGCAGACAAGTGAATATCTTTTTGTAAATCAAATCCAAGACATTGAATACGAAAATTTAGTTGATTAAAATAAACATCTTGCATGCCGTACATAAAAGGGGACATTTATTAATTAAATGTTCCCTTTTTTATTTGGTAAAGTGAAATAATTATTGTATATTTAAATATAAACAAAACTATGAATAATATAGATAGGCAATACAAAGAGTTATTATTAGATATAATACATTTTGGAATTGATAAAGCAGATAGGACAGGAACGGGAACAAAATCCTTATTCGGTAGGCAAATCAGACACAATATGAAAGAGGGGTTTCCATTACTTACAACAAAAAAAATGGCTTGGAAATCAATCGTGACTGAGTTACTCTGGTTTTTAAGAGGTGATACCAATATTAAATACCTTTTAGAAAATGGTTGCCATATATGGACAGGAGACGCATATAAACAATATAGAGAAACTAACGAAATAAAAAGACAGTACGATAATAATGGGGATGTTGCGGATATAAAAGAATTTGGAGAATTAATTTTACAAGATGATGATTTTGCAAAAGAGTTTGGTGAGTTAGGACCAATCTATGGTGCACAATGGAGAAATTGGTTGAATGTTCCAAATGAACTATATAATGGTGGTATAGACCAAATCCAAAAACTAATCAACAAACTTAAAACAAATCCTGATAGTAGAAGATTGATGGTTAGTGCTTGGAATGTAGGTGAATTAAATCAAATGGTATTACCACCTTGTCACTATGGATTTCAAGTTTATACAAGAGAGTTGAGTTTTGAAGAACGAAAAAACAGTTCATTCCTTTACAGTAAATTAAAAACACAAACACCAATATTAGCATCTTTTATTGAGGATATTCTTCCTACAAATGAAAATAGATGGAATAACTTATTTGATGAATTAAACATTCCAACTAGAGCAATATCACTAATGTGGAATCAGAGAAGTGTAGATACATTTTTAGGATTACCATTCAACATAGCATCTTATGGATTGTTATTAGAAATAATTGCTGTATCAGTTAATATGATTCCAGATGAATTAATTGGTAATTTAGGTGATGTTCATTTGTATAACAATCATTTAGAGCAAGCGGCAGAACAATGTAGTAGAATATCATATGAGTTGCCTAAATTAAATATCAATACCGAATTCTGGCCAACCGAAAATGGATCTTGTGGCGAGGGCCCATTAGATGCGGTGGCAGTATTCAAATCATTTAAAGATGAAAACTTTTGTAAGTGTCTATTAGAAGAAGATATCCAGCTATACGATTATCAATCACATCCAGCAATTAAAGCTTTACTTTCCAACTAATCTTAAAATAAACATTTAATTAATTAATATGATAGAAATAAGATTTAAAGATACAGATCCAGATACAGGAAAAATATCGCAGGATCAACAAATAGCATTATGTGAAAATGAAAATATGGCAAAGTTAGTATTATATGCATTGAATATGGCACTAAAAGAAGATAGTAACCCAAATCGTGAAATATATTCGTTGTATGGGAAACTTAATAGTGTATTCATTGAATATGGTACAGAGCCGTACATTAAAAATTTAAAATAAAAAAATGAAAAACAAAAAATGGTTTACAGCAAATAATAAATTTGCTAAGAACAAAGAAGTAGTTAACTTATTACCTTTCGTAAAGATATGGTATAGCAGTAGTTATTATTTAGAAACAGGTGTATTTACTCCAGCATTTGGAATAGCAATTAGCTTTTTGAAGTGGAATTATTATTATACAATACAACGTAAGCATTAATATGATTGATTTAATTGGTTATGTAGCAATGATAGGAACAATCGCATCATTTTGGTTTAGCAAACAATCAATGATACGATTAATAAATACTTTGGCATCTATAATATGGATATGGTATTCAGTATTAGTTCATAACATGCCATCATTGTTAGTAAATATATTTGTAATAGCAATGCATCTGATTTGGTTTATAAAATACAAAATCAATGCGAAAAAATAATCACATGGCACTTTTCAAAGAAATAAAAAATTTGAAGCAACAGATAAATTATTGGGAAAGTTATGAACCTGTTAATTGGTTAGGTAAATGGAGTCGTGGTGTCAGATTACAAAGTTTGAAAGCAAGGTATTTATTAATAGAGAAAAAAATACAAATTTTAAAAAATAAAAAATAAAATTATGGATTACATATTAGGTATATGTTTATTATTTATGGTAGCACATTCTATATTCGGAATTATGGATATATTTATTCAAACCAGTAAAATAAAAGATGATGATGAAATTGATAAAACAAATTAAAAAACAAAAATGGAAGTATTTAATTTTCAGGACTGGGGAAGTCCTAAAGCATTTTGGAAAGGATTAGTATTAGGGTTAATGGCATTTGGTTTGCTATTAGTTACAATGTTGAGTATTCTTTAAGATTAATAAATAAAAAAATTATAAACTATGGAACAAACATTACAAGAAATAAAAGAATTAGCTGAAAGAATGTGGGAAGGCTGCCATGGATGTGATGAGAATGATAAACAAATGTGGATTAATGGATTTGTAACAGGTTATTTAATGTCTAAATCAGAATAAACATGACACCAAAAGAAAAAGCAGAAGAGTTCACAAATAAGTTCTGTACTCATCTTATAAGCATAGAACAAGCTCAACGATGTGCATTAATAGCAGTGGATGAAATAATTGAAAGTAGAAAAGATGATAGCATGTTTGGTGATACATTGTTATCTACAAGTAGTGAATATTATAATCCACACCCAATGTATTTAACTTATTGGTTACAAGTAAAACAAGAAATAGAAAAGTTATGA